AAGGGCGGCTAAATGCCGTCCTTGCATTCTAAAAGATCCTCAATCACTTGCCCGATTGGCTTTTCGAGATCCTGGGACATGCCATTAAGGGCTTTCATTGTCCTGGGCGTGACGTATGCCGTCAGCTTAACTCGTTCATTCGGCACCGGGCCTTGTCCCTCCGTTAGCCATTTTTTATTTTGTTTAGGCATACAACTATAGTGTGGGTGAGTTAGAATTTTATTCCCAGTTTTATTGATATTGATTTTGAAAGCTCGGAACGTGTTTCAATATCCCAATTGTCATCAAGTGCGCCTACGTTTCTCATATAGGAGTATTCATGATGCTGTAATTTGAATCCGAAAGCTGCATATAGAGCTGTCTTTTCAAATTTGAAGTCAATACCCAAAGCAGGTTCAATCATTAATCCGGGGGCATCCTTGGCGTATTGCATTGCATCAAATGTATATCCAATATTGAAATGCAAGAATGGAGATATTCTGCTTTTAGTGAGGTTTGCTTTTAAATTTGCATATATCGGGATCAGCATTGCGTCATTTCTTAGCTCTTTAGTTGTGCCGTCCTTAATTTCAATAAGGGTCAGGGCATTTGAATATCCAACTCCAACTCCGGCTCCGATGAAAAAGTAATCATTGAACCTGTAGCCGTTAATCATACTTGCGCCAAAAGATGTGTTTGTGTACTCTCCTACTCCAATTGAAGTGCCTATTTCAATCCTTTTCTCATAGCCTTTCTGGGCATGAGCACCTATATTGGCCAGTACGAAGATGAATAAAGTGATTAAAGTTCTTTTCATTTTCATTTATTTTTCCTGGTTTTCAAACATTCTCCCGAACCCTGTAAGCAGCCATTTCGCATTTACTCCGTATTCCCTTACCATCGGCTGGAGCCATGATACCTGGAACCATCCGCGATCAAGGTCTTTGCGCTGGGCGATGAAATTCCGTCTGTCAATGTTGTTAAGGCGGCAGTATGTGTTTACTCCACGGATGATTTTCATTGCTATTATGGCATCCAGGGCACTGTAGAAACGCTCCATTATCTGCTTGCTCTCGGTTGTATTCATGCTATGCTGTATTTGAGGTAGTCAACATCCGATTTTAGCTCTTCAAGTATGGATGTGGGTTCTCCTGTTATCCGGGCTCTTATAATTGCATTTGAGAGGCGTTTTTGCAAATCTATGAGCCTTTCATCATCGGGTTTCTTGGTTAGGGCCTCCCTATAGAGGCCGATGACTTCTTTGTAATAATTCACCATAATCAGAAATCAGAACAATCTTTCCTTGAATCCAAAAATATTTATCCTACATCCGCACATGTTGCATTCTCTCTCCCCCGGACATTGCCCCTTTTCGCTATTTCCAGCTCCGCCTCCAGGTGTCCAATTTTCCTGTTCAACCTCTGTATCTCCTGGTCTTTTTCTGTTATCATGCCGTATGGAGCTATAAGGCGGTCGTTCATCATCTGTACAATCTGTTTTGTGAACGCATCCGCGCCAGCGATAAGGAATTGATCCGGGGTTGATTCCTTGATTATAGTATCTTCTGTTATATTTGTAATATAAGCGGAAATATCACCATATTTTGACTGCAATATTTCAATCATGTTGCTTGGGAGAGATCGCCTGCCGTTCTCGACAGCAGAAACAAAGGACTGAGCACACCCCAATAACTGGGTTATCTCAATTTGAGTGAGATTTTTGTCTGTTCTAAATCGCTTTAAATCAAAAGTTTCCATAAAATGTGTAAAAATATCATTAAAATATTTCAAATATTTGATTGTATAATCAAAATAAATGATTATATTTGCGGTGTGATTAGTTACATCACAGTGCAAATATAAATAATAAATGTGTTTGAACGACACATGGTAAATAAAAATTGAATTATGGTAGATGCGAAAAAAACAAAATTCAGGCAGATATATGATGCCCTCCCTCCGAGAAGCGAGGTTGTTACACCGAAAACGGCTTTCGTCAGAGATATGGCAAAGCTTTGTAAGGTGTCGGAGAAGACGGTCAGGGGATGGATAGCAGGAGCCTACAAGCCTGATGCGCTGAGAATTTCCCTAATATCAAAGAAACTGGGAGTGCCGGAAAACGAATTATTCTAACAAAAGCAACATTTTATATGACAAGGATCGATTTTATTTTTCAACTTTCTTTCACCGCTCTTTTTGCGGTGCTGGGCCTGGGGGCCCTTATCGGGGCAATTTTCTTCGATGCTCCCTGGCAGTATGCTGTAGCGGCAGTTTCGCTGCTTATCTCTTTATTGCTGTTTACTGACAACACCTATGGTGAAAGTCTGTATGGTTATCTGAAAAAGAAGTAGCCATGATACAGCTGGAATTAGGCGAGTTGAAGACCCTCTGCATGGAGATGGCCAGTCTTGGAGCTGCTAATTATGTCAAAATGATGAAGCCTGCGGCAGATCTGATGTCGCAGCGTGAGGCTTACAGGCTCTATCAGGAGTGCCGTGTCAAGAAGTGGGTCAGGCAGGGCGTTGTTTCAGCGGTGCATAGCGGTGCCGCTGTCAATTCTAAGAAGCTTTATTCCAGGGCGGAGCTCATGGCTGCTGATAAAATGGAAAAAATTAACTCATTAATCAACAAGTAGATGAAGAAAATTACATTAAAGAGTTTAGCCCTTGTGAATTTCAAGGGTATAAAGGAACTGACGCTGGATTTAGGTACTTCCGAGAGCTGGATCTATGGCGAAAACGGAACGGGTAAAACAACTATCTGCGATGCTTTTTCATGGCTCCTTTTCGGCAAGGACAGCAAGGGGCGTTCCGACAGCAATTTCAATATCAAGACCCTGGGGCAGGATGGTAAGCCTATCCTGAAACTTGAACATTCCGTATCCGGGGTGCTTTCGGTAGACGGTAAGGACATAAAGCTACAGCGTTCTTATGTGGAAAAGTGGGTGAAGCCACGTGGTTCAGCCACGGAGACGCTGAAAAATCATCAGACGGAGTTCTATGTCAATGATGTGAAACTTGCGACAAAGCAGGAGTATGACGCTGAGGTTGCATCCATTCTGACAGAGGATGTGTCGAGGATGATAACCAATCCATTCTATTTTACATCACTGTCTCCTGATGTTCAGAAGACCATACTGCTTGATATGGCCGGAGATGTGACGGATGAAGATGTCGCTTCTATGAAGTCTGAGTATAGCGAACTTCTTGCGCAGCTTTCCGGGAAGCCCCTCTCTCAGTTCGCTAAGGAGGTTGCCGCAAGGAAAAAGGCAATTAAGGATGAGCTCGTGCTTATACCGAGCAATATAGATACGGCTATGAGGCTTATGCCGGAGGTGGAGGACTGGGCCGCGCTGGAATCGGAACTGGTGGAGAAGAGAAAGCGCAAGTCTGAGTTGGAGGCCAGTCTGGCGGACAAGTCTAATCTTATCAAGGAGGAGTATGACCGCAAGGCTGCAATTCAGACCTCTATAGGAGAAAGGAGAATGAGGCTTGCAAGGATGACTAATGAGATTCAGGCAAAGGCGGATAACGGACGTAGCGAGGCTTTTATGAAGCTGAGAAGTCTGGAAAACTCCCTGAAACTACAGGAGGATAGCCTGGCGCGGAAACGCAGTGATATGGCTGTTTTGGAACAACAGGCAGAGAAGATCAGGGCAAGTCTCGAAGTGTTGCGAAATGAGTTCAAGTGCATAAGTCAGGAGAGGCTGGTCTATCAGGAAGATGCTTTTATTTGTCCAGCATGTCACAGACAGCTGGAGGCGGATGATATTGTTGCGAAACAGCAGGAAATGGAGGCGAATTTCAATCAGTCAAAGTCGCAGCGTCTTAATGAAAACAACGAAAAAGGCAAGAGAGAAAAAGCTGTACTGGATGATGTGTTGCGGAAGCATGGCAGTTTAAAGGCAGACGTGGCTGCTTTGGAAGTCCTGGTAGATAACATTAAGGCAGATATAGACAAGCGGAGATCGGATATGCCGCAGGCTGTTGATGCCTCTGCTTTGCTTGAATCTGACGCTGATTGCATAGCTCTCCGCAATGAGATCGCAGATCTGGAGAATCAGCTTACTGTCGATGCGAAACCAGTAGATGTGTCGGCACTTAAGGACGGCATAAAGGTACTTGATGATGCTATATCAGAGCTTATCAAGAGGCTGTCCAAGCGAGATGTTATCCAGAGGGCGGAGAATGAGATTAAGAGGTTGGAAGAGAGGCGTGTCAGTTGCAACCAGGCGTTGGCTGATTTGGAAAAAACAGAGTTTGTCATGCTGGATTTTCAGAAGTCCAAGGACAATGAGCTGATGAAGCGGATCAACGGCATGTTTCAGCTGATTACATTCTCATTTATAAATGAACAGCTTAATGGAGGGGAGAAACTGACATGTGTATGTATGATTGATGGAGTGCCATTTCCTGATCTTAATGATGCGAAGAAACTTAACGCAGGATTGGACATCATCAATGCTGTATGTCGTGCAAAGGGTGTTTCTGCACCGATATTTATTGACAACAGGGAGCGTGTCAATGAGATTATTCCCACTATCTCACAGATTATCAATCTGGTCGTTAGCCATGACAAAGAATTAACCATTAAATAATCAATTATGAACGAATGCTGTATGACAGACTTTCAAAAGAAAGTATCTGAGTTTATTTCTTCAGCTGCTGAGCAAGTGGCTAAAGATAACAACAACAAACGGGCAATTATAGTAATTGCGGTAGAGGAAAGCGAAAAAGGTGACGATGCGAGCACGCAAGTTCTTGCCGCTGGCACGGAAGAAAAGTTAGTGTATGCGATTCACCAGTTTGCAACGAGAAGCGAATCAAGCGGTTTGTTTAATCGTGCTATGAAGTTTATAAATCTTATGACATTATCTAAAATATTCGGGAAATGACACAGACAGGAACAACGGCAGTGGTAAGCACTGCAAACAAGGTGGCGCAAGTCAAGCCGCCAAAGAAGATTGACATTCTTAAGTCAACGCTTAATGCGCCCTCAGTGATGGCGCAGTTTCAAAACGCGCTCAATAAGAACGCCTCTACATTTGTAGCGTCCATTATTGACCTCTACAACAGCGATTCCAAGCTCCAGCTCTGTGAGCCTAAGCAGGTTGTCATGGAGGCCCTTAAGGCGGCAACGCTTCACCTCCCGATCAACAGATCTCTGGGGTATGCCTACATCATTCCTTTCAACAACAATAAGAAAGTCCAGTACACTGATGAGAAAGGACAGCTGAAAGAACGCTGGGAGAAAGTCATGGAGCCTACCTTTCAGATGGGCTACAAGGGCTATATCCAGCTTGCAATGCGGACAGGGCAGTACAAGACAATTAATGCCGATGTGGTGTATGAGGGAGAGCTGAAAAAGACAAATAAGCTGACAGGTGAGATTTCCTTTGACGGAGAAAAGACAAGTGATGTCGTGATTGGATACTTCTGCTATTTTGAGCTGCTTAACGGCTTCTCAAAGACATTGTACATGACAGTAGAAGAGGTGGCCAGACATGCAAAGAAGTACTCAAAGGCTATTAAGGGAGACAACAAGGTGACTGTTGAGAGCCTGATGAAGCTTGCTTCTCTTCCTGTGACGAGCGACACCACTGCTGTCGGCTGGCTGGGTAACTTTCACAGCATGGCCGTGAAGACGGTAATACGCAATTTACTGGGTAAATACGGCTATCTGTCAGTGGAGATTCAGAACGCGATGATAGACGATGAAAATGGAGACAGTGCCGTTGATGAAACGAAGTCTGCTGACAGGGAGACGGTAGACATGACGGAAGTGAGTTATGAGGAGGTTGCTCCGGCAGCGGAGCAGGGGCCTCAGAATGAGATTGAGCCAGGTTACTAAAGAGATTTTGTTATGCTGATGAAAGTATTGGGGTCAAGCAGTTCCGGCAACTGCTACATAATTGAGAATGACAGTGAGGCTCTTGTCATTGAGGCAGGGGTGCGCTTTGTCGAGGTCAAGAAAGCACTTGGTTTCAATATCCGCAAAGTGTCCGGCTGCTTGATCTCTCATCAGCACAAAGATCATGCGAAGTACATCAAGGCTTTCGTTGACAGCGGCATTACAACTCTGGCACTTGAAGAAGTCTGGGTATCGAGCGGTGTGACGGGTAGCCGTGTATGTCGGATAGAGCCGGGCAGAGGCTATAAGCTGGGCAGATTCAAGGTGCTTCCGTTCAGGGCAAATCATGATGTGCCTTGTGTCGGCTACCTTATAGAGCACCCTGAGACGGGGCGGATTATGTTTCTCACAGACAGCTGTGCTTGTGACTATCAGTTTGTTGGACTTAACCACATAATGATAGAGTGCAATTATTCTATGCCCAGGCTCATAGAGGCCATAGCGGCTGGTAGGACACTTGCCTCACAAAGGGAAAGGCTGATGAGTTCTCACATGGACCTGGATACATGTAAGGAATATCTGGGAGAAACTAATCTTGATTATGTCAGCGATATAGTCTTGCTGCATTTGTCGGAGAATAACAGTGATGAGAGGCATTTCATCTCAGAGGTAGAGAGGCAGACGGGCAAGATAGTGTATGCCGCCAGGCCGGGTTTGGAAATAGACTTCAATAATGCGATATGGCAAAACTGATGGTTGAAAAGAAACGTGGGCTGTTCAATCTTAGGCCGTTGTATGACTGGTTTGTCAGCCAGTTGGACGGATTATACAGAATTGAGGTCAGAAAGGTCAGAAAGCCCAGGAGCAATGATCAGAACGGCTGGCTGTGGGGATGTATATATCCGATGCTTCTTGATGCTCTGATAGATGCTGGCTGGGAGTTTGTCAGCGTGGAACAGGTTCATGAGTTCTTCAAGTCACAGATGACGGCAGATAAGGTAGTCAACAAGCATACGGGGGAAGTTATAGAGTTCCCTGGGTCAACTGCAACAATGGATACGGTGACATTCTCAACTTATTGTGAGAAATTGCGTGAATACGCTTTGGAGTACCTGAATGTGGAGATTCCTGATCCTGACAAATACTGGAGATGTCATGAAGAGGATTCCTAACTGGGTTGTCGCGGACCTGATACGCATTCTCCCTATACTTATTGACAATCTACAGCCTGGCAATAAGAGCACAAGGGTCATGAACTCCGTAAGAATAACGAAGAAAATCATTTATAAACTTAAAACATTACAAGATGAGAAAAATTGAAATTACACTTGAACAAGTCATGGAGGCTTACAAGCGATCAAGATGCGGACATGCAAAAAAAGTCCTGGAGGATCTGTTTGGAAAGGAAGCATGTGGTGTGAATGTCCCCACGCTGGATGATTACAGGACAATCAGAAGTTATGAGGATGCCTGCAAGGCATTGGGAATGCCGCCAATTCTCAATGATAATCTGAAAGTGGTAAACAGAGATAAAATCGTGGCCCCATGTTTACCAAAGCATATCGTCGCTCTAATGAAGTTGGAGACTATTAGCCGTGCTTTATGGGGCCGTAATTTTGAGCCACAGCCGGATCCAGAGGGCTCGAAATGGTACTACTATCCATTTTTCGCGCTATACACAAAAAAGGAGATAGAAGATATGAGTGAAGATAAGCGGAAGAATCTCCGTAAGGCCCTCCTGGGTGGTGGTTCGAGCGTTGGGACGTATGCCGGGTTCGGTTGTCTGAACTCGGCTTATCGGTCCTCGTATACGAGTGCGTTTTGTGGGTTCCGCTTGTGCCAAGAAACGGAAGTGAAAGCGGAATATTTCGGAAAGCAATTCCTGGATCTCTGGGCTGACTATCTCTCTTTCAACTTCAATGTAACTCATGAAAATGTAAAATAGTACGCCATGAAAGATGTGATGCTTGCAGATACCCCTATAGAGGAAAGGGAGAGAATCTTGCGTGACAGCTGCGACAAGATTGTCGAGAAGAATTATACCAAAAAATTCTCTCAGTCGGAGATGAATGAAAAGCGGATGGAACTGGCAGATGTGTCTATCAGGATTGCAGAACTGGATCAGGAACTTGCAGAAATCCGCGCTGACTTCAAGGGCCGTATCAAACCGCTTGTTGAGAGGCTTGCGAAAATAAGAGATGAGATTAAGGCCGGAGGCGCGTATGTGTTGGGAGAGTGCTTTCAGTTCATAGATGTTGATGAGGGCAAGTCGGCTATCTATACCCCGGAGGGATACAAGATTGAAGAGAGGGACTTGAAGCCTGGGGACCGGGTAATGACAATTCATCAGCAGATACGTAAGGGCAGCGATGTCTTTAGCAGGACAGGAACGGATGATTAACTATAAAAACAAATCAAAATGGAAACACTGGAAAAAATTAGTGAACCCGGTTTGACCGTAAACATTGAGAACTACACAGGCGAAAAGCCTATTGAGATTGTGTACCGTGAGGGTGCTGCACCAAAATCGCCTAATCCACTTGAAACAAAAGAGCCGGAAAAGGTAGGTGTTACAGGTGTTATCTCCACCCCGTTTGACTGGCTGGAGAAGCGCATTGATACTATTGACCAGAAAAAAGCTAATGTGAAAGTGGACCGTGAAAAAATGACGATCACACTTACCGTGAATGAGGATGATTACTACAAGAAAAACACTTTCGTAGGAAAGGTTGAGTTTTCAGAAGCCTTTGAAAAGTTCGGTATCAATGATGCCAGTACTGGTTGGATTCCGGCAAAGCTGGGGCAGTTCTTACGCATTAACCGTGTGCTGTTTTCCGACAAAGAAGAGTGTATGAAACTTGTTTCTCAACTCAAAAACTTTTCGGCTAAGGCAAAGGCTGAAATCCAGAAGCAGCGTGATCCGTCCGGCTCTATGGCTGATGTGTACCGTCAAGAGGTGGAAAGCAACTTGCCGAAAAGTTTCACTATCAATGTTGCTATCTTCAAGGGAACTGCAAAGACACCCATTGAGATAGAGTTTGACCACTATCTGAAAGACGGTGAAGTGCTGTTACAGCTTGTTTCTCCGGGCGCAAATGAACTGGCGGAAAGCTACCGTGACAGTTGCATTGATGATGTTTTGACAAAGATCAAAGCCATTGCACCAGACATAGCCATTATGGAGATCTAAAATCAAATCCGGGTGGGGATCATCCCCACCCTTGCTACTAAGGATTATGGGCGTTGAAAAAAGAAAGTCCTTTGTCTTCAACCTTGAATGGATGGAAGTGCTGGAGGATTATCCGAGGGAGGTCAGATACGAGGTGTTGGATGCCATAATTGGGTATGCGCAATCGGGAACACTTATCGAAATGAAACCTTTGGCTAAAATGGCATTTTCCTTTATCAGGAAAGAAATGGACTATAACGAAAAGAAATATGAAGAATCCCGTATTCGTAGAGTTGAGGCTGGCAAGAAAGGCGGCAGAGGAAATTCAAAGTGCAAGGAAAACGAGACAGACAAAGCAATGCTAAGCAATGAAAGCAATGCTTTACAAGAAAAGCAATGCTTAGCGGAAAAAGCAATGCTAAGCAATGAAAGCTATATTGTAAATGTAAATGGTAATGTAAATGATAATGTTTATAAAGAAAATGTAGAAAAGAAAGACAAGCTTTCTTTCCATGCGCAAAATCCAGACAAAGATTCTTTGCATACGAGTAGTGAAATACCACCGCCATTAACCTGGGAGCAAGAGGCGAAAGCGGAAAAAGCGAAGAAGTACAAGTACGCCGAATTTGTCTCCCTTACAAGGGATGAATACGCAAAACTATGTGCCCAATACTCCGACGAGGGGGCGAAAAGGATGATAGAGATACTTGACAATTACAAAGGTGCAAATGGAAAAAGGTACAAGTCGGATTACAGGGCTATCCTTAACTGGGTGGTAGACAGATATAACGAAGAACAACAAAATGGAAATAAACGGAAAACAAACGACAGAGGATATGTTGCTCAGAACGGTGCTGGACGGCAAGAGACAGCAGGGCAAACTGGCCCCGAAAATGATAGCGGAGGAAATCATAAAGCACAGGATGACTATTCTGCAAGGTTCTAAGTATAATCTTAAGGATCAGGCTGAATACGAGGCACATTTCAGGCTTGTGCGTTCAATCGGTGACAATTATATGCTCAGAGAACTGTCAAACTTCCAGATAGATGAACACAATGCGAATGTTATAAAGTTTCTGATATATTATTTCAACTCATGTGAGTTGGCCGAGAGCGTCTTCCCAGATGAGCACTACAAGATACACAAGAATATTCTGCTTATCGGTGAGCCGGGGACGGGCAAGACAATGCTTATGCAGATATTCTCTGATTATCTTAAGATCACAAAGAATGACAGCTATTTCCGTAACATCAGCATTACCCAGCTGATGAACTACTATAAGATCCACGGGCACATAGACAAGTACACTTATAACGAGAATGCAAATGCAAAATCTTTTGAGGGAGCACCTGTCAATGTCTGTCTGAATGATCTTGGCCTCATGACGGAAAACCAGAAGTCATACGGTACCACACTGACCCAGGTGACGGATGAGTTCCTGTTTGCAAGATACGAGATTTATCAGCAGCAGGGACGAAAATACCACATTACAAGCAATCTGTCTGTCCGTAATCTTAAAGATAGGTTTGAGGAGCGTCTGATTGACAGATTCAAGAGCTTCAATGTCGTTGAGCTCAGAGGAGGGAGCAGGAGGCGATGAATACAAGTTTTGAAAGATGCGCCAATACCACTGATGAGTGGTACACCCCGAAGTGGATTATTGATGCGCTTGGTGAATTTGATCTGGATCCCTGTGCCCCGGAGCATCGTCTGTGGAATACCGCGAAAAGGCATATAACGGCCAAAGAGGACGGTCTGAAAAATCCGTGGGGGGGGGGTAAGAGTATGGCTCAATCCGCCTTATTCAAGGCCTGTAATAGAACGTTTTGTGGCCAAAATGGTGGAAAACAACAACGGGATTGCGTTGCTTTTCAACAGATGCGACAGCAGGATGTTTCAGGACCTTATTTTCCCGAACGCGGAGGCCATCATGTTTGTGAGAGGGCGGATAAAGTTCTACAGGCCGGACGGTACGCAGGGTGAAAGTCCTGGATGTGGAAGTGTTCTCATAGCGTTTGGAAGAGATAACGCGGATGCTCTGGAACGGTCGAATATACCAGGTAAATTCATAAGATTAAAAAATCATTGAAACCATGAAAAAGGTTATTGAAAAGAAAAAAATCGTATTGACATTAAGCAGGACATTCCCATCGTGGCACCGTTTCTTGTCGGGTGAGTTGACGGGTTTTGCGGAAGCATTGAGAAGCGGACAGAAGATCCATACCATCAGGGAGGATGCGAAACATCTTTGGCCGAAAAAATATGAGGAAATTGTATTCGGCAGGAAATATCTGTCAGTAAGAGAGTGGACGGGTAAGCCTTATAACTCCGAACAGAGGGAACTGGCCAGGTATGATGAGATCGGACTGCAGAGAGTAAGTATGTTCAGGTCTGTCGGAGATGAGCCGATGCTGAGGGTGTATGTAGACGGTAAGGAAGTTTCTGTAGAGGATGTTGCACGGAATGACGGGATGGATGTGGAGGATTTTACAGAGTGGTTTTTCCACGGGGGAGGTCCGGCAAGCTTTGAGGGTGTAATCATTCATTTCACAAAATTCAGATACTGATGGAGATAAAGGGTAAGGTGCATTGTCTCTTTGAACAGTCGGGGACGTTTAAAAATGAATTTATCAAGATGGGCATTATGGCTGAGGATTATGACATTCAGAACAATTTTGGCCAGACGGATCATCTCATAGACTTGTTTTTGGAAATTGAAAATGCCTATGAGAATTTACCAAGTGTATTTGACGGCATGGGGAGAGATGATTTGGCTTTAGCCTTTTTCCCTTGTATTTATTTCAGTGCGTTAAGCCAGATGGCATTCAGCTTTTCAAGTGTGAATTATAGAAAATTGAATATAAGGGAGAAAACAGACAAAATATTGGAAAGATCTTCTAACAGAGAGTATTTTTTCCGCATGGCTGTAAAGATGGTTTCTGTTGCGATGCAGAGGAAGATTCGTATGATTATGGAGAATCCGTGGGTTGAACAGACTTTTTTAAAGTCTAATTTTATCGCCCCCCCCCCCCAGTTAGTTGACGAGAATAGAATGAGAAGAGGTGATTATTTTGTAAAACCAACAGCTTACTGGTTTTTTAATTGCGAGCCAACTCATGGTTGTACTTATCAGTATGATAAAACAAAAAAGACAATAATGTCAAGTAGAAAAGGTGTAAAAGCTGGTGTATGCAGCGAGGAGCGATCAATGATTAGTCCCGATTATGCAAGAAACTTTATATGTGACTTCATACTGGGTAAAATACAGAATCAATCGCAGTTATCGCTGTTTTAATGGGAAATGTCATGAGTAGAAACGAAGAATTGAAAGAAAGTCTGGGCGAAGAGCTGTGCGCATATTGTCCGTGGCGTAGAGGTGAAATAGATCATTTGTCAGATACTCAATGTGATGGATTATATTGCGATGATGCGCTTGAAGAGTTTCTGGATGATAACAAAGAATACTTTGACAGCGATGAATACCGATAAGCATTGTAGCAAGTGTAAACACTTCTGGAGCAATCCGAAAGTCGGTCAGATGTATTGCTGTAAGCTGGCAAGGCGTATAACAGCGAGAAAGAAAGCATGTAAGTATTATCAACAAAACAAACAATAAGTAGAATGAAAAACAATGCAACAAAGAAAACGGATGTATTCCTGATCGATCCACGAAACATAGTCGTGGAAGATGGCTTCAATGTCCGTAGAGATTTTGACCTGGATGAGTTGAAAGAACAAATCAAGGCGAAAGGGGTGCTGAATCCCCTGACCGTAATCGCTTTCAAGGATGAAAACGGAGACGAGAAATACAGGCTGGTAGATGGAGAACGCAGATACCGTGCCACCATGATGGCTATTTCTGAGGGCGCGGATATTCCCTTTGTGAAAGCGTTGAAGCGACCGCCAACAATGAGCCGCGAGGATCTGTACATAGAACAGATGATGAGGAATGAGGGAAAGCGTTTCACAGAATATGAGTGCGCCCTGATGTTCCAGAGGTTCAAGGATGATTTCGGTTACTCACAGGTAGAGATAGCCGACAAGTTCAAAAAGTCAACGGCCTATGTGAGCAAATGCCTGTCGCTGCTTGATCTGCCGCAGAAAATACAGGACATGATAGTCAGCAACCAGCTGTCGGTAAAGGCAGCAAGGGAGATATACGCCAATTATGATGACGGAGAAGAGCAGGTTGTTGCTGCTGATAATGCCGTAAGATCAGCAAGGAACCAGGGTAGAAGGACTGCAACGAACAGAGAGGTTGCGGAATCAGCCAGGGAGGCCAGGGAAGCAGGAATCATAGCTGATTCGTTGAGGAAGATCTGGGCTTATCTTGATGGAAAGAGGACGGTGGATGTCGATCATCTAATCGGACTTTTGGACAGAAACAAAAATCTACACCAGGCGATGGAGGAGTATAAAAAGCAAAATGCGGAGGGTCGGATATGAAAATGATGCGCATTTTGGCATTGGATGTTGACATGATGAAGCGTCTTGTTTATGCCGGGCTTGACTGTTCGGATGCAACACTGGAGTGGTGGCATTCCTCGGCAAAGGGGCTTTATGGCCTTGTATTCAAAGGCGTGAAAAATCCTGGAGACGGAGAACTGATCCCGGCATATACTCTTGAAGATATAATGGAGCGTCTGCCACGGTCTGTTGAGGACCGTTATCAGTTGCTTGTTTGTAGAGCTGATGACAAATGGTGTGTTCAATATACCTTGATTGCGTATAATTGCGTGGAGGTCAAAATTGCAAAATACGGCATAACGCTGTTAGGTGCCGCTTGTCAAATGCTTCTCTGGTGCATTGAAAATGGATATGTAAAGACTGATAAGAATGGAGAAGATTGAAATTACTTTTGAATTAAAGGCGATCGAGAATCCGCAAGGCCGGATTAAGGCAAAGATTCCGCGCAAGATTAAAAAGAGAATCATCAAAGTCGCAGGACGTGACTGGTATCGTGAGGCCCTGTCTCAGATGCAATGGTTTTATGATGTGTTCGGATACCAAAAGTTTAATTTAAAAAAAATAGTAAAGAAATGAAAGTGTTGTTTTTTGACCTGGAGACAACAGGTACATTGGTGAGCAGGCATGGCATTCACCAGATTAGCGGAATGGTTGTTATTGACGGAGTGATCCGCGAGAAGTTCAATCTGCATGTCCGGCCAAATCCGAAAGCGGAGATAGTCCAGGAGGCCCTGGATATAGCTGGTGTGACAAAGGAGAAAATTATGGAGTATCCACCGATGGAAGAGATTTACAGGCAGTTTGTTGACATGCTGTCAAAATATGTTGACAAGTATGACAGGCAGGACAAGTTCTTTCTTGCTGGGTACAACAACGCCTCGTTTGACAATCAGTTTCTCCGTGCGTGGTTCATCCAGAACGGAGACAAGTATTTCGGATCATGGTTCTGGAGCAATTCCATAGATGTAATGGTGCTTGCCACTCCGTACCTTGCCGCCAGACGTGCGGAAATGGAGAATTTCAAGCAGGGGACGGTTGCAAGGTCTCTTGGCATTGATGTAGATCCCAACCGCTTGCATGATGCTCTCTATGACATTGAGATATGCAAGGCCATTTATGACATTGTTTCACCACAAATGATATAGGAATATGGCAAAGAAGAAAGAAAAGACATTCGAGCCGATGCCGGATGATCTTCTTGCACTACAGGATGAGTATATTTCCGTTGATGCCGAAATAGCCAGGTTGGATGAGCGGAAGAAACAACTGCAAGATAAGATCCTGGAGCTTATGCGGACCCATGATTTGAAGAAAGCGGAGAATGAGCGGATACGGATCTCGTATATTGCTCCGTCAGTGAGAAAGACTTTTGACAGAGCCCGTTTTCAGGAAGAGCATGGGGACATGTATGAGAAGTATCTTATAAATAGCGAGACGCAGCCGTCAGTTAGAATATCAATCAAAAACAAATAGAAATAGAACATGGAACAAAGAAAATTAATCCGTCCACGGATACAGGTGAACGGTCCTGATGACAGGAAAAAGAGAGTAAAGATTACTTTCCCACCCTATTGGGAAAAACGCAGAAATAAACTTAACGCAGAATTTGTTAGGGAAGTCGAGGAAACTGTTGTAAAGGAAGTGGAGGAATCAGATGATTACGGCTTTTACAAGACGGGGATGTTCCTGTATAAGTCCGTGGCTGTTGTAGTTAAGCGAGACAACGGCCTGTGGAGCCTCCATATCATGAGCGAGCATCCTGTAGGTCTGCCTCTGATAAGGGAAGTGCGTTATAAGTTTTTGCCTGACAATCTTCTTATGGCGCAGCTGTTCCCGTCCAGGGAGGAGGACAGTCAGCTTAGTGGCGTGATGCTTCATGAAGTGCCAACGAAGGAAGTGGATGAGGAGGACAGTGATGAGCAGGCATAATGAAAGCCAGTTACAGCAGTGCTGTGTAAAATGGTTCCGTCTACAGTACCCTGGTCTTTCCAGGGTGCTGTTCGCGGTACCTAATGGTGGTAAGCGGCTGAAAACAGAAGCTTCCATTATGTTCGGAGAGGGAGTTGTCAGCGGTGTGTCGGATCTTATTCTTCTTGTGCCGAATAAAACATATCATGCACTCTGTATCGAACTTAAGTGGGGTGAGGGTAAACAGACTGAAAATCAAAGAATTTGGCAAGAGGCAGTGGAGGAATTAGGGTATAAATATGTGATCTGCCGTACATTTGATGAGTTTTACAGTGAGGTAAACGGGTATCTTACGGATACTATATTTATTAAAAAGTGTGTCTTATAAACACATATATTGTTATCTTTGTACCATTAATACAATAAATTTAAAGCGTATGTTGGCATTAGTAATTTTATCGTTGCTCCTGGTTCTTTTCCTGGTGGCGTTTTATTATTTCGCAGGGTATTTTGTAAACAAGTGTATGCCTAAGATATACTTGAAACAAGGAGATGTCATGTACATTTTCCTGGACGATGAGTACAATAGGAGTGCGACAATTTCAAGTGTGACCAAAAGCAAAATAGTGATCTATGATAAATTGCCTTTGCCTTTGACATATAGAGGAAAATTTTACGCTGTAGGAGAGGATGCTGCCGATGGCGGCAAATTTATATATGTTTCAAAGCATTATCATGTGATACCGTGCCGGATTGTAGAGCGTTTCCGCAAGCGTTTCGGACTGCCGGAGGATACAGACAATCTGCCGGAGACAGAGGCTGTTGAGGATGCTGAGGCCGTATCAGAGGGACATGAAGCTGATGGAGAAAATGAAGACAGCGATGCAGACGAACAGGAGGAAGATGTATGCGGTGTAGCGATATAACATACCGTCCCTTGTCGGAGCTGGTGCTTCTGGAGGCTAATCCGAGGACTATTAAGAAAGCGGATATGGATCGGCTTGTAGATAGTATTAAGATTTATGGCTTCTGGAAGCACCGTCCCATAACGCTGTCAAATCGAACGGGGAAACTGGTGGTGATAGCAGGAAATCAGCGTTTGAAAGCAGCTAAGAAATTGAAGCTTAAAGAAGTACCGACTGTTGTTTATTCTGATTTGACGGAAGAAGAGGAGAAAAATATCATTATCCGTGACAATATCAATAATGGGGAGTGGGATTTCAATGCGCTGAAAGTGGATGATATTTGGAAAGATACTGATTTTGATTTTATGGGACTGTCTATCCCGGAAGATGCAGATCCCAAGAGGTCAAGGAAGAAAGCGATAGATGAGGATGATACGAAAGATGTTGCCGGGAGCGAAGATGAAACAGAGGAAGAGAGTGATGATGCGAATGAAAAGGAGGCTTTTTACCGCTCTATGTTCAAGGATGTGCTGTATGAGAGTGACAACATTTTTGAGATTCCGAACTTGCTTCTTGATATGCAGGCCGGGAAGCTGGAACTGCCTTTATCTCCGTGGGGAGCAAACAGCCGTTTGAGGAAAGATGTATCTACCTATCATTTCTATGTTGATGATTATAGGTTTGAGGCTCTTTTCAAGGATCCTATCAACTTGCTTACAAGTGGCTGCAAAGCGGTGGTAGAGCCGAATTGTAGTTGCCACGATCAGACACCTATAGCGTGGGGCTTACAGCTTATTTACAAAAAGCGGTGGTTGTCCCGTTATCTCCAGGAGTGCGGTATAATGGTGTATGCGGACTTGAATGTATCTCACAAATTCATAGAGTACAACAAAATGGGGATTCCGAAAGGATATAATGCTTTCGCCACACGTGGGCTGGACGGGTGGATGGAAAGCCTTAAATCGGATCTCCAGGTAGCACAAGAGATTTCCGGGCTTGAAAAGCCTAACCTACTTGTTTACGGAGGAGGTAAGGAGGTGCAAGCGTTTTGCCGGAGACATGGGCTACTGTATGTAACCGATTTTATAAACGCAAAAAAGAAGTAGCACATGGGAAGAAATTCAAGCGGAACACGCGGAGGCTTACAGCCGGGTGATGCCACGTTTAAAGGGAAAATATCAAAGGTCGAGCCGTTGGTGAATATGAAAGATCCAGCGGTCTACAAAGCGACCAAAGAAGCCATTTCCAGATACCACGCTGTTATGGGAGTACGGCAGAGGAATGTGAAGCTGGCGGATCTTCCGGCAGGAACATACGGAGTTCATGTCACAACAAACGGTAAGTCTGATGGCGTGTATCTTAATAAGGCCCATTTCAATCAGTCCAAAAAGACGATTGAGACATCACATAAAAGGGGATATGCGAGCGGTTGGAGTACGAAGACTAACAAGCCTATAGCGCATACTGTGACGCACGAGCTTGCACATGCGACATGGAATCAACACATGACAGGTGCCAAGCAGAAAGCGGCTGGTAAGGAAATAAATAAGCTGTACACTCAGTGGCGTAAGGATAAGAAGAAGTCAGGCTATGGAAAATATGCCGAGACGAATGTCAGCGAGTTCTGGGCGGAGACGGTCACAAAAGCCGTTCATGGAAAGTCCGACAAGTACACCACAAAGGTCAAGGCGATAGCAAAAAAATATAAATTATAACTTTGTGAAATAAACTTTTAATGAAATGAGAAAAATTGAACTTACAGAAAAGCAAATCGAAGTGATTCATCAGCAGCTCAATGGAGAAATTGAGGTTCACAGTGCTACCGAGGAACAGCAGAAATTGCTCATGGAGGTGATAGACATGGCTGATGTAATCCTGGAGGAAGAAGATGCCTATGACGAGCTGGAGAGGCAGGGAAATGATCTCATCCAGTGGTTCTGGGACAAGTATCAGGCACAGCAGAACTAAAGAAATTTGTAGTGAAGAAGATCAGGTATATCGGTGCCTGATTTTCTTTGCGCAAAAGTGTGTTTAATAAACGCATTTTTTACGTGTGTAAATGTCAAACGGTTAATAAACGGTTGATTGGTAGGAAATAAGAACATAGGAGAGTATGGAAAGGCCACGCGCTTTTCAAGTGAGAACCAGCCAAAGCGGAATGGCCGGAAGCCACGCCTTTATAAGCAGCTGAAAGCGATGATAGGCCAGAGCGTGGGGCATGAGTTGGAGAAAGAGGATTATTTTAATATAATCCGTTTCATAATGGAGCGCACTCCCAATGAACTTGAATTACTGTTAAAGGATGCAAGCGGACAGCCCAACAAGGATACTCCTATCTGGGTGCTCAATATTATTTCGGCAATCAACACGGATATTCGTTTCGGCAGGACATCTACTATAGAGATGATCTTTGACCGTGTTTTCGGCAAGGCGTGTCAGCCTATAGAGGGGGAATTGAGCGCAACTGTCATGAACAATGATATGGATCTTTCAGCCCTGACCACAGAAGAGCTTCTACAGTACAATAATCTTCTTGAAAAAATAAAGGGAAAGGATGGCAAGAGGCAGTAAGGAGATAGCGGTCCCCGTGGATCTTGCAGTCAAGACTGAACTGTTCAGGCGTGGCTGTTTTGATTTCATTGTCTGTCAGGACGGCAAGAGGCATGACAAGCAGGAGGAGGCTTTGCAGATACTGACCGACAATGAGCATGTTGAGATACTTTACGGAGGTGCGGCTGGTGGGGCGAAGTCCTGGACAGGTGCCGCCTGGCTTCTCTTCATGAGCCTTTGTTATCCCGGGACCAAGTGGTTTATTGGCCGTGCGGAGTTGAAGAGAATAACGCAGAGTACATACATTACGTTCAAGAAAGTATGTACGCGCTATGGCTGTCCAGATGGGCTATGGCACTATAATGCAAATCTGAACTATATCGAGTTCTGCAATGGGTCAAGAATAGACTTTCTTGACCTGAAATATGTTCCCTCAGATCCTCTCTATGAGCGGTACGGATCAATAGAGTTCACAGGAGGCTGGATTGAGGAGGGCGGAGAGGTGAATTTCGGAGCATACGATACACTGAAAACACGTGTGGGAAGAAGCATGAACGCTGAGTATGGTCTGAAAAGAAAATTGTTCATTACGTGTAACCCCAAGAAAAACTGGCTATATGATTTGTTCTACAAACTGGCTCTGACCAAAAAACTGCCTGATTACAGATATTATATTCCCTGTCTTGTCCAGGAGAATCCTTTCATAGACCCAGACTATATAGAGGGACTTAAGACTACTTCCGACAAGGTGAAGTACGAGCGTCTTTTCAAGGGGAACTGGGAGTACGACGATAACCCCAATTCCCTTTGTTCCCATGACGCTATTATGGCGATATTCGGAAACAGGATCGCAAGGACAACTGGCATTAACTACCTTACTGGTGATATTGCCCGTTTCGGTGCCGATTATGCGAGAATAGCGGTTTGGGATGGGTGGAAAATCATAGATCTGAGATGCTTTCCTATCAGCAAGACAACCGATATTCAGGCGTACATTATCAGGTGCCAGAAAAAGTACAGGATACCCAATTACCGATGCATTGTTGATGAGGACGGTGTGGGCGGTGGTGTCGTGGACAATTGCGGTATTCAGGGATTTGTGAACAACAGCCGGGCATTGAAAGACGAGAATTATCAGAATCTACAGGCGCAGTGCGGTTACAAGCTGGCCGAGCATATCAATGCCTCAGATGTAGGCATTGACGAGGATTTGATCAGCCAGGCCGACAAGGATCAGATTGCAAGGGAACTGGAACAGTTGCAGACCTGGAAGCCGGACGATGACGGGACATTGAAGCTGAAACCCAAGGAAGCGATAAAGGAGGATCTGGGATGCTCTCCAGACTGGAGGGATATGATGCTTATGAGGGCGTGGTTTGATTACAATGAATACGACATACCTGATGATATAGAACGCAGGCTGGGAATTGATTAACCAAGTAAATTTTATGATAATATGGGACTGTTTAGATTTATTACCAATGAGCTGAAAGCCGCTGTCGGCTACCAGCAGAGCTTTACGGACTTGCTTGATTCCGGGGATGTCTCCAGGGCCCTGGGAATGATGCAGGACCGCTCCATTGAGGCCGCTGCCGCCCTTAAGGAATACAATCCCAGGGAGCATAAGATCATGCAGAGGGAAGACAAGGCAGTGTACGATAAAAAGGGGCATTTTTTACGCTGGCGCAAGAGGTGGAAGATACCGATACCTTATCAGCCGTTTATCAATGAAATAGCCCTGGTTTTTCTTTATGGCAGGCCTGTCAAGTGGATTCAGACTTCCGAGGGCACTGATGAGGCATTTGAGAACTACAAGAACTTGCTTAATGAGGTCCATTTCAATGCGCGTGTCCGGGAGGCCAAGAGAGCTGCCGGAGCGGAGAGATGTTCCGCGATTCTGTATCATGTTTACCGTGATGAGACAGAAAACAGGCCGCGTCTTCTGCTCAATGTGTTGAGCAAGAGCAATGGGGATGACATCTATACCATCAAAGACCAATACAGGCGGCTTAAGGCTTTCGCATGGGGGTATTATCTTACTGATGCAGGAAACAGGACTGTGTATCATATTGACTTCTATACACGGGACTTCATATATAGGGCCAAAAGAGGAAATGTCGGCTGGGAGGTCAGGAAGTCTGTCAATCCTGTAGGGAAGATTCCAGTATTGCTCTTCGAGCAAGAAGAGGAACACGCAGGAGTACAGCCTATGATTGAGAGGACGGAGGCTCTGGAGAGCACGGATGCGGATGTGAACGATCGTTTCGCAAATCCGGCAATGGTGGCAACTGCCGAGATTCTGAACTCATTGCCCAAAGAAGAGGAAGAAGCCAGGTTGTTTATTCTGAAAAATGGTGGTAAGGTGGAATATCTGACATGGGATCAGGCCTCACAGAGCAAGACCAATGAGTATGAGCGTCTGGACAAGCATATCCTTTCCAAGACATTCACACCCAACATTGATTTTGACAACATGAAAACCCTGGGTGCCATGTCGGCAAAAGCTATCCGCAAAGTGCTGCTTCTTGCTGTTATCAAAGCTGAGAAGAGAAAGGAGACCCATGATGACTATATGAATCGCCATGCAAGCATAATGCTTGCAATAATGGGAAATGTGCTTGATTATCGAAACAAAGCCAAGTATGAGGCTTTGAAAATGACACACGAATTTCAGGAGCCGTTCGGTGATGATGTCAGCGAGATGCTTGCTGATGTACTTAAGCAGTACGGAGCTGGCGCACTCTCCTTACAGTCCACTCTGGAGCTTTCCTACCTTGTGAAGAATGCTCAAAAGGAATACGAGCAAATCAGCAAGGAGCAAGCAGAAGCGATGGAGCAGCAGATGGCACTTAATAGAACAGATGTATTTGGGGAGGGCGAATAATGGAAATAAAGACAAAATTTGATGTTGGTGATAAGTGTTGGGCTATTAAGGATGATGAGCCGAAAAGGTTTATTGTCGTAGCTGTTCATATTTCGGATATAACAAGTAAAAGTACTCCAGGTATAGCATACGATATTACAGTAGATAGTGATAACGATTGTTTAACTGGCAAACTGATATGCAACGAATGGCAATACAGAGTTTTCCATACCAGAATGGAGGCTGTTTTGTCATTGCTAACTGATGAGGAAAGATCCAAAATTGAAGTCAAAAGCACGATGTAATGTTATGGCAAAGAAACTAATGCGGCCCGAAATAGAGTATCATTGTAGAGAGTGCAAGCACTCCTATGGTCATTATTCAAAGAATTGGAAAGGTATTTATATACTGGGTAAATGTCCTTACCAGAAGTATTCTGTATTGCTGGATCAGGATTGTTGTGATAAGTTCGAGAGGAAATAAGAGGAGTTATGCCGAAGTCAGTATATGTGAACGAGAAGAAGCTACAGCAGGAGCTCTTCAAGAGAACTGAGGGCTATGCAGCGGAGGTGCGTGCCATTTACCGAGAGGCCCTTGCTGAGGTCATTGATTTGGTAAAGGGTACTGAATTGGAGGATGGCAGGCCGTTCTCTTTTTCTGATTACGGCTATTCCGAGGATGTCACAGCCATTCTCCGCAGCTTGTACAGCAGGACATATCAGGCCATACGGGGAGGAATTGAAAAGGAGTGGGAGTTTTCAAATGAAAGCAATGATGCTTTGGTTAAAAGTGTGTTTGGTGAGCACAGTATAGATGACAGTCATTTCGCCAGGCTTTTTCAGCGGAACAAGGATGCTATGGATGCTTTCTTTGCCAGGAAGACTAAGGACGGCTTGAATCTTTCGCAGAAAGTGTGGAAATACACCGGGATGTACAAGGAAGAGCTGGAGAAGACCCTGGATCTGGCTATCGGGGAGGGTACTCCGGCCAATAAGCTTGCAAGCAGGATACAGAAGTATCTGAACGACCCGGATAGATGGTATAGGCGTTTCCGTGTCAAGATTGGGGAAGATGAGCATGGAAACCCTGTCTATGGCAGGAAATGGAAACGCAGGATATTTGACAAGGCGACAGGGCTGTATCAGTGGGTGGATGACAGTCTCAAGAAGTATCACCCAGGTAAAGGTGTTTACCGTTCCTCATACAGAAATGCCCAGAGGCTGGCCAGAACAGAGACCAATATTGCGTACAGGACTGCCGATTTTACCAGATGGGAGCAACTGGACTTTGTTGTCGGAATAGAGATCAAGTTGAGCAACAATCACCCTGTTCATGACATTTGCGATGACTTGAAAGGCATCTATCCAAAAACATTCAAGTGGACGGGCTGGCATCCTAACTGTCGTTGCTATCAGGTCCCGGTGATGGCAAAGCCGGAGGAAATGGATGAGATGATAGATAGGATCCTGGATGGTGACGAAACCCCTCTACAGAGTGACAATCAAGTCAGGAGTGTCCCGGCACAGTTCACCGGGTGGATGGAGAGGAATGAGGGCCGTGTCGATGAGGCCAGGCGCAGAGGTACACTTCCCTACTTCATACGGGACAATGAGAGCGTGATCAATCCTCCGACTGCAAAGGAGGTGGCAAAGCGGAGGCATGAGGCTCGTACCCCGGAGCAGATAGAGGCTATAAAGAAAGCCTGGTATGATAGAAAGGCGACCTACAAGTATGGAAACAATGTCCTCAATATCATGAGCGGTATTCCAGATGTCAGTACGGTAGCACTCCAGGAGGCGTTGAGGCATCCTGACCTTGCTGTGATCATGGAGGAGGCGGAGAAGCTTAAGGCGATAGGAAAGGAGATATATTCCCTTACTTGCATTGACGATCCTATGCAAGTGGCTAAGATGTTCTCAATGGCGGACGCTAAGGCGGTGAATAAGGCCGTTTCTGAGAAGTTGAAGCAGTGGGAGGCACTTCCGTTGGAGAAGCAGTTGAAGAAGCTGAAATTTGAAGCCTATGACTTCCTGGGAGGCAATTTCAATAATGTACAGCAGAAGTATCCCACCTGGCAAGTTTCACAGCAGGCGTATATCAAGCAGCTGGGTATAGTTCAGGACAAAATAGACTGGAACGGCATCAAGTCCGGCTATGCTGACCTCTCTAAATTCAGCACGAAGTCCAAGCTCTACAATGATCTGCTGTCTGAACTCAATACTGCCATTAATGGTAAGGATAAGGCAAAGGCACAGCAACTGATGGCGGAGCTGAACGTCCGAAAGAGTAAGTTGGAGCAGGCCGCAGCAAAAAGGAATGCCAAGAAGATGGCATCGGGTCAGGATGTCGTTTTCTCTGAATCAGACTTCACCCAGGAGAGAAAAGATGCGGCCAAGTGGTTCCGCGACAGTGGAGATGCGAACAACTATTATTTTGACAATGCTGTTGAGGCATGGAGGATGGCTACTGACGATGAGAAGCAAGCCATGTGGCAATATACGGCTGGTAGCAGCTATATCACCGAGCCGTTGCGAGCAATAAAGGGATATTATCATTACTATAAGGATAGAATGGCCGTAACTGAAAAGCATATTGGTGATATGACCAAGTATATATCAAGAAGTACGATGAAGCATGATGTATGGGTGAAGCGAGATGAGATAGGTGCGTTCATGAATTATCGTTTCGGATTGGATGATCTTGACAAATACAGGTCCGATCCCTCAAAACTCATAGGAAAGATCGGTACGGATGATTCTTTCATGTCGTGCGGAAATTGCCGTAACACCAATTTCGGCAGCAAGCCTGTTTGCCTGAACATCTATTGCCCTAAAGGTACCAGGATGACTTATGCGGAGCCTTATTCTGCTTTCGGTCATAAGCATAATAATGGTGCCATTGCTCCGGGTACCACCTGGGATGGTGTGTCAAAGCCAGTATCAACTGGAGAGAATGAGATTATTCTGCAACGCGGAACGAAATTCCGTATCATTAAAGCTGAGTGGAATGATAAACAACAGAAATGGTATATAGATCTGGAGGTCCTGTCACAGCATCCGAGGATGATTCAGGAGATGGTCATGACTACCGAGGGATATTACTGTAGGTTTGGCGAATAAGGGAAAAAGAGGGGTCGTTACCCCTCTTTCTTGTATTCGCCTATATACAGGCGTTTGAAGCCCTCAATGTCCACTCTGTCTGTCAGCTTGCAATATCTATTGAAGATGACGGCCTTAAGCGTGATCGGTACGCTGTCGTATTTCTCAAAGCCAGACAGACCAGCGTCCATGTAGTCCTTGATGAATACGGCTATGCGTTCAGATGCTTCATCATTGGCCAGGGCTGTCTGTTCCGTCCACCATTTTTCGCAGCTCCAGAAAAGAGCTTTATTTCCATCATGGAATGAGCATTCGTTTTCGCCTTTGTAATATCGGCAGAGACTTTTCAGTTCTTCTTTTTCCATATCCTATTGAAAATTGATTTTAGTTTCATTTCTATATTATCTAATGCCGAGAAGTAACATTTGACAACATTAAGGATCGCATTATGGATTGCATTATGGAAGACTTCTCCTGTTTCTTGTAGCCTGACAGCGGAGCTGCTTGTTAATATTGCCAGATAATCATTTGCGATAAATCCCAGAAGCGATATTAAATCATCGTAAGTTATTTCTGTAGTAGTGTTGCCAGTTTCTTTGTCCTTTTTTTCTGTGAAGTATTCACAGACGGTACTGGTTGATTCCCCAAGCATCCTTGATGCGGCTGAAACGATAGGAATCCCCATACATGTGAGTTCCCGGACATCTCTTGCGCTGACATATCCTCTCTCTTTGATCGATAGAAGTGTTATTCGTAAACGACATTTGTCGATATAGGGAGATAAGAATTTGCAAATTATTTCAATAGTCCTGTCCGTGATCATGATAAAATTCCTTGTTTAATTTTTCAAAGTAATAGCCGATGACATTGATCATCTCAACGGGCAGTCTGTCCAGGACCTCATTGAGCATAATGTCTGGGATACCCCACATGGCTTCAGCTATTGATCCGACAATGGCTCCTATGGTGTCGCTGTCTCCGCCCCATGAGATGGCCCGTCTGATAGCGTCCTCAAATGAAGTGCTGTAACGAACAATTTTAAAGCAGACGGGGACTGTTCCGGGGCAAGTCTCGTCAAATCTTCCTGGAGTATAATTCTCTGACATGAATCCCGGATAGTAGTAATTGCCGATTTTCTCCAGAAGATCCAGGCACTTCTTGTGCCTAAGCTGAAATATGGCATGTGCCACAGCCACTGCTCCCTTAATGCCCTCCGGGTGGTTGTGCGTCACGCTTGCAGTCTTCTCGGCTTCTGCTTGCACTTCCCTAAGATTGCCAAATGCCCATGCGACCGGGCTGACCCTCATTGCAGATCCATTTCCCAGGCTGTTGTAGGGCTGAGGACAGCAAGATCTTACCCAGCTGGCAAAACTTCCGCCATAGGCTCCCTTGGGATTCGGGTATCTTCTGCACCAATCCAGCAGACTGTCCTTGTAACTTACGCCCTTGACAATGGCATCGGCAATGGCAATGGTGCAGATTGTGTCATCGGTGAAAGTGCTTTCATCGGTGAACATCTCAAAATCATATCTGTCCGTGTTGTTGAACTCAAAACGCGATCCAACAATGTCTCCTATAATTGCCCCTAACATATTACTTGAAATTTTGATTGTAGTACCTCTCTGCCTGTATTCTGGCGTATTTTGCTTTTCTGTGTTTCATTCTGTAATACCACCGAGTGAACCAGTGCGAACATGCCAATTTATCCAGCCATTTCATTTCTTCAATAGATGCGTCAATAATGGATTGTTTCATAATGGAATCAAGAACGGAATCCATGAGTGAATGAAACTCCTTTTCAGTTTCAGCAATGCTTTTTGCCACCTCTTCAAATGCAATGGCGAATTTATCTGCGCATTCCTCGCACATCCTCTTGACTAATCTCTCATCTTCCATGTTTTACAATCCTTTCTTTTGTTGCGGTTTCTTCGTATTTCATGATCTCTTCTTTCCCCTTGCTGGTTATGCAATAACCATATTTGTAATCATCTATAACGGTACTTTTTGCCAAACCTTGCCTGGACAGCTTTCCCAACAGGCTTCCAGCGCAAAGCCATGCTTTTTTCCCGGCACAGGCACCATTCCCAGTGTTGGTATGTGCTTCAAACAAATACCTTTTATCGGGTTCGTCTCCCCACAGTAACCAGGCGAACTCCTTTGCCATTATAGGCGTGTTCCAGTTTGTCCTTGCCGCAAGGATCTTCAATGCCTTATATGTTTTCTCCGTTATCATGATTGTCTTTTCTTTTGCCTCTTGCTGTATGTTTCTGTATCAGGCAGCCCATTCTTATCGTGCAGAATCTGTTGGAATACTCCTTTGTCGGCAGATCGTATTTCCAGATGGTCTCCTTTGCAACTCCAATTACCTCATGTGGCAGTGTGTCGTATATAGCAGTGATGGAGCCGAAATAGTAGTGTTTTTTGCCGTTGTACGGCTCCCTTAATTCAACATGTATCACTTTTCTTCTCTTCTGCATACTCAAAGTAATTTCCGTATATGTGTTTATTGAACGCAAATATAGCCATTATATTTAATAAAACAAAATCAAAGAACAGCCCGTTTAAATTCTCCATTGCTTCTCTTCACGGTGAAAATGAATTGCGATACCTCATTAAGATCAACAGTGGTATGGCAGTTAGGACAATAAAGTTTGAGCTTATACCTGGTGGTTTCCATGTATATAGTGGCGTAATCATCCTTAGCTGCTCTCTCAGTATCGCTTCTGGGCAACGAACGCTCGTCAAGCTCCAACCGCTCTCCGCATATTGGGCAAAATGTGTGCTTTATAAACTTTCCGACAGAGCCATTGTTGCCCTCTACATGAACAAATATATCGGGTAGTTCCTTGTTGTCTTCCATGTCATCAATTTTTGTCAAACAATCCTTTCCCATTGGTGATGATGTCGTTTACTCTCTTGATCTCATCATCGATCTCCTTTTCAATCTTTTTGCATTCTTTCAGCAAGTAGGGGCTTCTGGTCTGGAAATACTGTTTCTGTAGTTTCCTCATCTTCTCGGTTTTCTTGAAAAATTGTAAGTGGTCCATAATTGAAAAAATTTACTTGGTGAAATAATAGGTGATATATGGATTTGGCATTAAATCGGTGATGTAGGCCCAGCGTATGGCTCCGTCAACATTGCCGCTGTAGGTTGTTTCCGCATGGCCGTCATCATATAATATAATCACTTGTCTGTGTGTTTCCGGTTTTTCATACGGCATGTGCCAGATGTGATTGATGCACCAATGCACTCCCAATTTGAAAATGTCAATGAATGGCCCTTTGACCCATTCATGAGGAATACGACTGCCTACATACTCCTGTGCTGCTCTATGTACTTCTTTGTTTGTCATTTGGTATCCTCCTTATTTGTTTAATTTTTAATTTCAGCCTTTCCTCAGCGGCTCTTACGCCATAGATTTTTAGTTTCAGTTTCTCTCTTGCCTTTAATAAATCCGTGTCAGTATCCTCGTTGAAAAACATATCATTAGCCTTGTGATATGCCACATATTCGTCTATTTTGCGCTGAACTTTCGTAACCTGGGCTTTGGCAGATATAAGCTGATGCAAATCCTTGTTCAGCAGGAGATCCATTCCCAAACGCTTATCGTAATAGCTCATACAACATCTGACGTTTCCTTTTGGGTATTGGCATACGAACCTTGACTTTCTCCACTCAATTACCCACCGCCTACGCTCGTACACCTCACGGGGCAAATCGTAACAAAACAGGCGTTCGTAATTGCATCTCCCGTCCGTGCGCTCGATACTGATGAATACCCACTTCTGTACGCCCAGATCCTTTTCAGCCTTGGCGTAAGCCTTTGCCATCTCAATAAAGTCATCAATGGGTTCTTGTGCCATATCACCGAAAATCGTTAGGCGTGATGTATCCCTGATTTTCCATGTAGTGGATGATATGCTCTTCGTCCATAATCATCCCGTGATATTCAAGTTCCACCTTGCCTAACTCTGTACATATCGACATTAGGGGTTCATCGCTTCCAAATCCACTGAATGTTATACTCATCCTTGTCGTTTGCAATGCCTTGTTTACTTCTGTGCATTTCGCTTTTGCTGATTCAATGCTTTTTCTCAATTTAGAGTTCATGGCTTTTGTATTTGTGGTTGTTTAATTGTTTTCCAGTGTGTGATGTCTTGAAGTACTGGGCCGAAATAGGTGTCAAACCAATGGCATTCGTGCCGTTTCCCATCTTTGCCCAGATATGTGTATTTCCGGGTAAAGCTGTTGTCGGTGTATTTTGCCACTATCGGTATGCATGACCCGTCTGTTATGAGTACATAGTCGCTGCATCCGTCTTTACCAACTTCCGGGGTGCATTCCTCCACGCGGTGCCAGTCCTCAAATTCATTCCATCTCCGCACAATTTCAGCGCAGAGTATGTTCGAGCTCTGGGCATCGCCCAGGTGTATGTCCGCGATCTGGAAGTTCATCCCGTCCTTGATGCATAGTTCCGCGTCCACTTCATCGGGGCCAAAGGCTCTTTTGCCTCTTGCTGGTATGCAAACAAGATTCAAAGTGTCGGTATCCAGTTCGCCATTTGCGTACTTCCAGTTAAGTTTAATCTTTGTCATTATTAATCCTCCTCTAATATTAAACCTCCTTTGAGAATATGTTGAATCATTCCGTCTGTCATACTTAGAGTCTGTTCCAATGTTGGTCTATACCAATTTCTTACTTTTACCCAATTTGGCACTGTGTCTTTTCTGAATGTTTGTCTGTGATACATTGTGCCATTGCATTTTGGACATCTTATAGTAAATGGAGTTACACCCTTGTCTTTGTATGTAGTATGTATCATGCATCCGCACATGTCGCAAATGTATCTATCAACAGTATTGCGCCCATCGTACATTTTTGCATCTTCAATACTGTTTACTATATCGTAGTACTGTTTCGCTATATCTTGCTTTCTCATCTCTGTATATTTTTTTGTTGTTCCTGTAACCACTTAATACCTTTCTTGAATCCCTCTATGAAAGCATCGGAGCAAACCCGTTGGTATTCGGGCAAGCATACTCCTTTGCTGCTTCTAAGAGGGCATTTTGCGCATGACTGGCTTCTGCCATTTGCCGCTTTAGCGGCATTTGTGATTCCTCTCATTGTCTAGTTCCTTTCCTCAATTCGGCTAATTCTTGTTCACAATCTTCAACCATTCTTAACGCATAATTTTTGCGATATGCTACTAAATCCTCCCTAGTATAATCAACGAAAAAGTTGTTAATCATGTGTGGGCAGTAGAATCTCACAGGCTGCTCACAGCAGTTCAAGAGTATCACATAATTCTCATTGCGCGGATGGAAACAGAGAAACCGATAGTAGTTTACTTTTCCATTAACAAGTTGAACCAATCTGTCATTGATCTTCAAACTCTCAATGTCTTTAATGTCTCGCAGTGTTTTCATTTTTCTTAGTTTGATTTTATATTTCATTGTATTCATGAGGGGATAGGACCACCCTTTTTCAATTCAGCGATAAGAACATCAGCTAATTTCAGCGCGTTCTTGACCGTTGTTTTTATCTCAGCAGATGTAAAGCAGTCAGTATTAAGGGCCACGCCCCTTACTGCCTCTTTGGCGATCTGGTATCGCCTTTCTTCCCAGTCAATCTCCTTGTCTTTCAAAAAATAAAGCTCATTGTTGAGATAGAAGATGGACCGATCATTGCAATTGGACCAACTGTCCATCTTGTCATCCCAAACAACATCTATTATTTCTCCTGTCCTTATAATTTTTGCTTTCATATTCACTTAGTTTTCAACAATTACTAACCTACTGCCCTCTGGCATTCTGAACGCCTTGTTGAAAAGTTTCTGGCACCGTTTAGGCGGATTGATGTAGGATTTATGATTTTCTTCAAATAAGTTACAGAAACCTACATTGGAATAACACCCCGTCTTGGAAGTGAGGAAAGTGTTGCTGCTGTTGAAAAACGGACAAGTGCCGCAACTTCCAGGCTTTTCATAAAACTCCTTTCCGCTAATCCAGATCATAACGTTATGCCTCCCAGTCTTTGCACAGAACAGCGTCACCGCAGATGTAGTCCCTTGGATATATTGCCGCTTCGTTATGGGCTATTTCCGTGGCTTTTTCATTCAGGGGCAAGCGGTCCTTGCCGTCATCGTTGATGATAAGGTTTATGTCACCTTTAAGGAATACAAATTCAATGTATCCTTGTACATATTGCTGGAGTTCTTCCAGCTCAAATTTCTGTCCGTTCTTGGGCTCTATTTCTGTCAGTGAGCCGTCCGTCTTAATCAATGTTGCCATATCCTAAAAAGCTATGTGGTATTTCTTTCCTTTAAGTGTGGGCCGTTTGCTCTCAATGAAGTCGCAGATCTCCTGTTCAGTCAATGGAAACAACGGGCAGTATTTCATTTTGAGAGTGCAGACAAACCTGTCTTCAAGCATCACGTCAAATGTCAGAGTTATCATGTTCTTATTTTACTTTTTCAAAAATTCAGTTATCAACTCCTTATCCTCATCCCAGAGGGGGAGGCCCATTTCCAGTTTACGCAGCACTACTCGTTTTTGGCCAATCAATCTTACGGCCATTTTGTAAAAATCAGTGTCATTATAGGCTTCTGCTTTGCCTAACAGAATGTCTGCTGTATAGTTGATGTCCTCTTCCTGATGTTTGCTTTTTAGCTGGTAGTTTACGGCAGTCGCATGGAGATCGTTGATGATTTTGCTGGCTCCGTGCATTTTGAAGTCCTTACAGAACTCGTCCTTATCCAGTCTTGTCTCCATGTAGATGGCATGGATTAATGAAAACTCTTCTTCTCCGGGGGTCAGCCCTGTTCTTTCCTTAAATTCTTTTTGTGTCATGATCCGAAAAATTTTAAATTGTTGCTTAATATGTGTTTTATAAACACAATGCAAATATAGTGTGTTGTATTCAATAAAACAAGAAAAATATTAAAAATATCTCAAATATCACCATCGATATTATCAGTACATCTTTGATAAAATGATTATAAGTGGTTATTATTTCTGTGTTTATTAAACACATTTTGCTATATTTGCAGTCGATCATTAAAACATTGTCAACATGAATAAAACACTCTTTGAAAAAGTAAAAGACTTGTGTAAGGACACTGGTCTGTCGGAGAAGTACCTTAAAGCGATAACCGAAAAAATGGGTGGCAGCATTGAGGATGATTCGACCGATGAGGCGGTGATTGAAACAACGGCAAATCAGATAGCTGACGTTGCAAAGGAAACGCAAGGTGAGGCTACCAGATGGGCTAACAAGAGAAAGGATGATCCTAACAAAGACGACAAAGGCGGTGAAGATGATGATTCCGACAATAAAGGGAACAAAGGCGGAACTGCCAAAGGCGGTGATAAAAAGGAGGATCCGAATGAGAGGCGAATCAAGGCTCTGGAAGATGAGTTGGCAAAAATGAAAGCTGGCGAAACCAAGGCAAGGCGCATGGCGGACATCAATGCCGCTATGGAGAAGCACAAGATTCCAGCCAAATTCCGCGAGCGTCTGGCAAAGTCAATCTCGGATGACGAGGACATTGAGGAGGCCGTGACAAACCTTAAGCAGGATTTCATTACAGAGGGTCTTTCTACTGACGATTCAGAGGGTGCAAAAACAGCGAGCCAGAAGCAGATAGATGAAGCTGCTGACAGCTTGCTGGAATCAATCACAGTTAAATAACCATCACAATGAAAAGGAAAACCGCTTCATTTACAGGTGAACGCCCGATATTTACGGGCAGTCCCTCAATCGTGCAGGGTGGCTTCAACCTGGATGTCTCCAAGCAGAAGTTCAATGTCGGAGATGTCATACCCGGTGGTACCCTTGCTGTCTATGATGAGCAGAGCCGTCTTGTGAACATCCTGAAAACCGCCACAGTAGTGGAGATTGACAGTGATGATTCAAAGATCGTGCATCTGCTTGTTGATGAGTTTTTCTCTCCTTGTTTCGCGGTGGGTGATAAGGTGGCAAAAGCCGGGGCAATCTCCGGCACTTACGACAGTGCCGTCTCCATCTCCAAGATCCAGGCTGAGGGGAACAACTACATCATAACTCTTTCCGGGGCAATCTCCGGCCTTGCAAAGAACGACACTATTGTCGAGGTGGTCAAGGACGGCTCCGAGAATGCCGCTGAGATAGGACAGGCCAACTGTGTCACCATCGCTGACAAGGAGGTCGGGGAGTTCGAGACGGCTATAGATGTCTCTGCCGATACAATGCAATATGCTTTGTATGAGAGACGGGTACCGCCCATTCCGGCCAGTCAGAAAGACACTACTGGCAAGTTCCTCAAAGCAAATCCGCACATCAAACTTTCACAATCTTTTTAGAAAAGGAGGCTGATACATGAAATCAATCTATACGAAATTCAAGGGCCTGTACAAGGACGGCAGGCCTATCGACTTCCTGGCCACATGGAGAAAGGCATTTGACAAAGCCTCAGAAAGAGAGGTGAATCTGTTCCAGAAAATGTATTCTGACAGCTGGTTTACCTACAATACACCTCAGATGTCCCTTACAGCTGAGGGGATCATGGGTAAGTACAGGCTTCGTTTCATGGCAACTCTCATCGGTGATGAATCTCCCACTCCTCAGAGACGTTCTGACGGATTTGACATCTGGACAAAGGAGATACCGCGTGTAGGTCACAAGTTCGTTATGACGGCACGGACATACCGTAAGCTGATGGAGGTTTACGAGAATCCGCGCATATCGGAGGTACAGAAAGTCAGGGAGATTGAGAAAACACTCAAGGCTGAACTACAGGATGCATACCTGGGTTGCAAGGATGTTATGGACTGCATTTCGCTCATGGCGTTCTCCAACTGGGGTGTGGCTCAGTTCAAGCCGGAGATCAACAATCCCGGAGGCCGCGAATACGAGGTGGACTACCAGATGGACGAGGCAAGAAAGCTTGTTTCGGCCTACAACTGGAGTGATGCAAACATCAAGTCAGGGAAAATCAGTCCTATCCTCATCCTTGCCTCCATCTGCAACGCTCTCCGCCAGGAGGGCATAGAGCCGGGAGAGCTCCTGATGTCCCAGGATCTATACTACTGGCTCCGCATGAATGAATCCACACGTCTGCTTGTGCATGGCGAGGATAAGAAAGCTCAGACAGTGAGGGTAAGCGAGTTCAATGATCTTCTGAAAGAGAATGAGATCCCCGACATTACTGTCATTACAAAGAGAATGGGCCTGGATAAAGACGGCAAGAGGAATGTCCTGGAGCCGTGGAACCACAACTTTATCTGTATCAAGCCAGCAGGAGTTATCGGTGAGATTCAGCCGTCCATTGAGGACAGCGAGCTCATGGAGGAGGATAATGTGGATTACATGAACGCAGGAAGCGGTATCCGTATCGCTAAGTGGCGTACAGGTGAATCCACTGGCCAGGTGGCAGCTGAGTACACCCAGGGATCAGGCCGTCTTCTTCCCATTATCACTGACATCAACGCTATCGTTTGTATGCAAGTGAGGGGACTGGAGGAGAAGACCATCCCGGCTGATGCCAACGGCAATGCGCGTGCATGGTGTACCAAGGCGGAGTATGATGGAATTGACTCACTTATGGAGGGTTAGCCATGAGACTTAAAGTACTTGCACCATTCAAGGACAAGAATGATCACGAGACTGTATATCAGTCTGGTGACGTTCTTTCCACTGATGAGATCGGCAGGGTGAATGACCTTGTTAGACGAGGCTTGTGCGAGATTGTTTCTGTTGAGAAAGAGGAGGAATCAGACAAACCTGAAACAGTCTCTTTCAGACAGGGAGAATATGCGCTTGAAGCCGTTAAAAAGGCTCTGGAATCCATAGGTGTCAAGACCGGGAACGCTGGTGTGAAAGGCGTGTCCAAGAAGCTTGACGAGCTTACTGGAGAACAGGCCGATTCGCTCTTTGATATGCTTAATAAGGAAGTCTGATGGGAACACTGACAAAATATGACGCACTGATCGGTGAACTGGAGCCATATACGCCCAGTCCTTTGGCATTGAGAAAGGCCCTTGCAGACGCAGGAGTGGAGAAGCCGGATTCTGAATACATCGCTGAGACGGACAGTCGGTCAATAGCCGTTGCCGCCATCAAGGTGCTGAGGAAAATGATTGTCCTTACCAGCGACAGCATGGGCAAGTCCTCCCAAGGGTACAGCGTTGATAAGCTGGATAAGCGTATCAGGGCTATTTGCAGTGAAAACGGTCTCGATGTGTCGGATTTTGTCGAAGTTCCTACTGTGTCGGACGGATCAGATTTGTGGTAGCCATGAGCAGGAACAATGGTACTTTCAGGTATAAGGAAGTCCAGGAGGCCAGCAGGGATCCCCGGACTGGCTTCATTCTCTCCGGCTCACAGCAGGAGACGTGGATAGACGGATGTGAGTGCCAGATTGAGACTTTCGTGCCAGCCAAGCAGCGTGTGGGCACAGACGGGCAGATGCATTCCTACACCTATGATGTGCTTGTACCAAAGTGCTTCAAAGGCAAGTTGGATATAGCGACCCCCGTTGAACTCACCAGCGAGGACGGTCAAGTCTCTATGTTCCTGATTCAGGGTGTGGATAACCTTAACAGAAGATACATTGAGATATGGGGATAGTGCCAGCATCGGATCACATCAGTATAATTAACAAAAAGGTAGCCGTTTTTCAGGCCAGGCTTGAAGACGCTATGCTGTATTCCTTGAAGTATCTGGGCGAGGAGCTTGTAAGATATGCCAGGGACAAGCATAATTATACGGATCGGACGGGAAATCTCACTAACTCCATATCCTATGCTATAGTGCGGAATAGTAAGCTTGACTACTACAGTGGGTCAAACCAGCCTAATGAGGGAGCCGAGGCATCCTTGCAGGTGGCCATGAAGATGGCGGCTAAAATGCCGGAGGCTTTCTCTCTCATTGTGGTGGCAGGAATGAACTATGCCGCCTATGTGGAGGCCAAAGGGTACAATGTCATTCTGCCAGCCGAGTTAAAGGCTAAAAAGGATTTTCCAGCCATGATGGCCGGGCTTGTGGCAAAGGCCAGGGACAAGGCCAATGAATTTTTCGGAGGTGTCGGATTATGATCACAACTGAGGAAATAGCGGTGCGCGTCTATGAGATGCTCATGGGAAGTGATGTGCGGACCATGATCACCGGGGTCATAGACTATGAGCGCAATGACTACACCAAGGAGGATGTGATAATAGTCCCTCATGCGATAGACGGAGAGGATTCTGTCCGTTTCGGTCAGATCAACGTCAACATTCATGTTCCTGATATTGTCAGCAAGCATGTGAAGCCGCCCGTTTACAGAACAGATTTTCCCAGGCTTATCGCGATAAGAAAACAAGTGATAGATGTGCTCCAGAATCACTATGAGAAAGGGAGTGGTTATAACTGGAATATCGGTCTGATCAATCCACCAATCAAGGAGCCGGAGCATAACGAACACTTTGTTTCTATCGCATTGGAGATAACAGTAAGAGAACCAAAGAATAACCAATAAAATTTTAAGAATATGCCAGTATTATCAACAATGGGATTGAAAAAGATCTATGTCCATGAGGCATCTGCCGATGGCACCATGCCAGCAAACGGTGAAGAGTGGCTGGATCTGGGAGACGTATATCAGGACACTTGTCAGCTGACTGATTCTGATCCTGAGATAACGGAACACAGGTCGGAGACATCCAATAAGGTGATCACGCAGGTCGGAGAAACTCAGACAACAGTGGCCCTTTCTCTCATGGATCCTGACCTGGAACTGCTTGCCAGGTATTTCGGTGGTACTATCACAGGCGAAGGAAAAGGAAAACGGAAGTGGGTGCGCCCGAAGAAGTTGCCTTACAAGGAATGGGCGATTTGGCAGCAGCCGGAGGAGGGAATCTTCATGGGATGTGCCAACGCTCGTATTATTCCGAGATTCGAGATTACTTATTCAAAGACGGGCATCTGCCTTGTTCCCATGACTGTACGTTATCAGTCTGAACTGATGGCGGATGAGACGATGACTGACCCGACCGAGGAGAGTGTGTAGTCTTATGTACAAAATTAATCAGAAAGCCTCTTGCCGGGAGTGAGGGGCTTTCTTTTTAAAGGGCAATCCGATGGACAAAAACAATAGCGAGCTTACAAGGGAACAGCGTCTGGAGATAGAGGAACAGGCCATTCAGACGCTTATGCAGATGGGGGTGAAGTTCTCAGTTCCCCTGAAAATTAACCCGGTTAATCCGCCAAGGAGAATCGCCTGGTGGAACAGGCATTTCCCGAAACATGTGAGGGTATGGAGGGACAGGAGAATCCCAAGGGAGTGGAATGTGTCAGAGATGGAGGTACCTGATGCGGAACAGGGCCGGATGGTAAGGACGTACATGCGCCATTTCCATATAAAACCCCTTTATCTGGGCACTATAGACTATCTGAGGAAGCTGTACATGCAGATAGAGTACGATGAGGGAAACATACAGGAGGATCCTATCCAGGAGAGCAAGAAGCTCTTCAAGTATATCCCTTTGATGGCGGAGATTGCGGCAGTTGCAGTTATAAACAGCGGCTCCGTCTCGGATCCTCTGGCAAGTGAGGTCAGGGATCTTAAGGACTTCTTCATCGAGCACTTGACGGTGGCCAGGCTAAAGCAGCTGTCCGATGTCATCAGTCAGATGATGAATGCCGGGGGTTTTACTTCCTCTATCAGATCAATAGTGGAGATCGGGACAACGAGGCCGAAGACCAGGGCGGATCTGATAGAGCAGTAGGGCTCAATAGCCCGTGGGGTAATCGTGGGGAGATACTTAAGCATTTCGGATGGACTTACGATTATCTGCTCTGGGGAATATCATGGATTAACGTTCAGTTGATGATAGCCGATGCGCCAAGGTATATAGGCAAGAAAGATGATGATAAGGTTGAGTTTGATGAGAACGGAATGCCCAAGGGCGGAAAGGTGGTGCATCGGACATTGAAAACAAAAGAGGATATAAAGAACTATATCAAGGGTATAATCTGATGGAAAATGTAAACGGAGCACTGGCGTTTAAAGCTTCTCTGGATATTGATGACTTTAAGGTGTCCAGCGAGGCGATGGGGCGGTACATCAAGAACGCTTCTGATACCGCTGTCATGGAGGCGCAGAGGATGGACAGTTCGCTGCTCTCCTTTGCGCAGAACGGAGCAAAGTATATCGTATCGTATCTTGTAGGTCAGGGCATGACGAGCCTGGTGCAGAGTATTGTCCAGGTGCGCGGCCAGTTCCAGCAGCTGGAGATTGCTTTCAACACCATGTTGGGGAGCACTGAGAAACAGCAGAAGCTCATGTCGGAGTTGGTGGACACAGCGGCTAGAACGCCATTTGACCTTTCAGGCATAGCTCAAAGTACAAAGCAGATGCTTGCATACGGAGCTTCTGTTGACAGCGTTGTGGATGAGATAGTGATGCTCGGCAACGTGGCAAGCGGAGTTGGTGCGCCATTACAGGACATTGTATATCTGTACGGTACGTTGAGATCGCAGGGGCGTGCCTATACGGTGGATATTCGTCAGTTTGCCGGACGTGGCATCCCTATATATGAGGAATTGGGCAAAGTGCTCAATGCGGACAGGCAGGAACTTAATAAGCTGATCCAGGAGGGTAAGGTCGGCTTTTCGGAGGTGGAGCAGGTCTTCAGGAACATGACTTCCCAGGGAGGCATTTACTACAACCTCATGCAGGAGCAGAGCAAGTCGCTAACTGGTATGCTGTCCAACCTGAGCGATGCGTGGGACAGTGCCCTGAATGAGGTAGGAAAGAGGAATCAGGACGTGTTCGCTTCCGCAATCCAGGGGGCCATTGGGGTTGTCGAGCATCTTGATGATATTGTCAGGGTTGTAAAAGCCGTTGCCATTGCTTACGGCAGCTATAAGGCGGCTGTTGTGCTCAATACCCTGGCAACAAAGGGTTATACTGGGGTTGCGCTGATTGACAATACTGTCCGTCAGGCAAAGATAGCCCTGATGAGTGCTGAGGAGAAGCTGACAGGACGCACGGCAGCGCAGACCAGGATGATGACGGAGGCACAGGAGGCCCATGTCGCGGCACTGCAAAAGGAGCTTACTGCTGAGGAACAGGCCAGCCTGGCCAAGAAACTGAGGATCGCGACAATCCAGCAACTTCTGACAGAACAGCAAAAGGAATATCTGTCAAACCTGAATCTTACAGCCTCTTCAGCAGAATATGAGGCAGCGGCCATGTCGGTGCTTACGGCAGAGCAGAGGGAGGCACTGAGCAAGACAGACCTGTCCTCAAAGAGTGCCGTGTATCGTGCGGCTCTGGAGCAGGAGGTCGCGGCAAAGATGCAGAGCCGGACGGCTACACTGGAGGCTATGAGGGCTGAAGTGCGTGCAGCGGCCCAAAAGGCAGAATCATCGAAGCAGTACGCAATATCGGCCATGCAGGCCACGGAAGCAGCCAGATATGAGGTCTACTGGGCTCAGCAGAGTGGAAATGCGTCACGTGTTGCGGCTGCTCAGAAAAAGCTGGAGGCCGCCCAGGATACGCAGAATGCCGCCCGTAAGGCTGCTTTGTCGGCACAGTCGGAACTGTATGCAAAAAGAAAACAGCTGGAGATAGCCGCAACAAGGCAGTCAACGGCAGCTTCTGTTGAGGATACAGCGGCAAAGACCACGCAGGCTACTGTTACAACGGCCCTTGCTACAGCTACCAACAAGGCCACTCTGGCCCTTAAGAATCTCTGGCGGTCCATTAAGAGTAATCCTCTCGGATGGATTCTGTCGCTGCTGGGTCTGGTGGTCAGTGCTATTTCTCTATTCCGTAAATCAGAGGAGGAGGCCACTGACGCTATGGGTGAGTTCCAGAAGACCAGCAGGGAGCAGATTGATAATCTGGAGCTGCTTTTCGCAATACTGAGAAATACAGAGAGCGGTACGCAGACACACAGAAATGCCGTGGAGAAAATCAATGCGGTGTGCAAGGAGTACAATAAGACACTTCTTGACGAGAATGCTACACTTGATGCTCAGAAACTCAAATACGATGAGCTGAAGACGGCCATTCAGCAGACAACGGCAGAGAAGATAAAGGCAAAGTATGTTGAGCAGGAAATGCAGGATTATCTGAATGATTCTGATGCCAACTACAAGGATTTCAACACGCAGGTAGACAGGGCTGTTTATGATACCGGGAAAAAGGACTGGAAGACGGACCAGTATGGCGGCTATTATGAGACATCCGTGTATAATGAGGCTGAGAATATTCGCAATATGAGTGATGCCGTCAGAGAGGCTATCAGAAGCCAGATAGAAATTAATGCAAAGTCTTTGGCTGGTATGTCCGGGGATGCTTTTGCGGCAGAGTATGATAAGGTTGTATCCAGCATCCTTGCCTCGACACAGGCGGCAACCAAGGCCACTGATGCGGAGATGGCAAGCTTCAAGCAGACTATAGAGAACTATCTTGATTCCCAGATAGACAAGACCAGGGAGATGAATGAGGCTGTCAAAAGTGTTACGGACAGCCTGGAGGAGTTCTTTGCCAGTGGTGACAATGTGGATTTGGGGGAAAGTACAGACTATGCAAGCCTTTCATTTGATGAGCTTGATAAGAGGATTAAGAATACGCAGGATGAAATAGATGAGCTCAATGCGAAAAAAGTGCTTGTTGAGGCGGACTATGAATCGTTGGAAACCCTGAAACAGACGCTGGATAGCCTGACAGGGGCTAGGGAGACAAAGACAGCAGGGCTCAATACAGAATCCGGTATAAATGAGAGAATCAAGCAGTTGAGGGAGGAACGGTCCAATGTAGAGATAAACAGCGCAAAATATAAGGAACTTACGGACACTATTAGCGATCTGGAGGGTAGGCTTCCCAAATCAAGGGGTGGATCTGATAAGGCGGATGAACAGTTGAGGACAAAACAGCTGGAGGCGGACCGCGAACTGGAGGAGGCGCGTATTTCCGTCATGGAAGAGGGGTATGATAAGAGAAAGGCTGTTCTTGATTTGCAGCACAGGGAGAATCTGGAGAGGATCGATCAGGAAGAGAGGGAACTGGCGGAGGCGCGGAAGAATGCCGGACAGGGCGGTCTGACAGCGGAGGAACAGCAGGGGTTTGATGAGAGGAGGGAGATTGAGAACACCAGCTATCAGAAAGCGCAGAATACCCTTTTTGACGGAGAGATAGAGTATAAGAAAAAGCAGTACGCACTTTATTTCAGATGGGTCAGGAACCTGGGGGCTGATGTCGCGAACGAACAGTTCTCAGAACTTCTGAAAGGAGGTGCTTCATTCAAGCAGTACCTGGAGAATCAGATCTCACAGATGAATCAGAAACGGGAGACTGGGACGCTGACGGAGGGAGAGGCTAATCAATTAGTCACCCTGAATATGCAATATGATGAGATTACCGGGGCAAAGTCAGCAATGGATGCTTTCAAGGAGAGTGTCATGGCCTCTATTGCCCAGGCTTCAAATCTGGCTGAGAAAGTACAGGCTATAGCTGATGCAAAGGACCGCCTGGCAAGTGGCGGTTCCGGCCTTGTCGGTGACGATGAGAAAGCCGAGGCTTCTTTGTTCCTTTCTGAAAAGGACGTGGAGATGGCACAGGAGATTCAGGAGAAAATACTGAATAACTACAGGAGCTACGAAGAGCAGAAAAAGGATATTCAGGAAGAGTATGCGCTGTTGAGGAGAGAGGCGGAGGCAAAGGGCAATAAAGAACTGCTGGACGCGCTCAATGAGGGAGAGAATGAGGCGTTGTCGGCTTTAAACGCCCAGATGCTCATGCAGAGTGACAGTTGGAAGAATCTGTTTACAGATCTTGACTCCCTGACTGTAGAACAGATTGACAAGCTCATCAAGGAAATACAGGAGAAGATGAGTACGGCAGACCTGAATCTTAATCCGGCAGATCTTGAGGCAGTCATGGATCAGCTTGATGCGGCAAAGCAGAAGATATTGGATACAAATCCGTTCAAGGCAATGGGAAATGCCCTGTCGGCTGTGTTCAAGAAACAGCAGGACGGATCCAAGAAGACATCAAAGCAGATAAAGACCGAATGGTCTGATCTGGCGGATGCAACTTCCGGGACTTTTGACTTCATCAACAGTGCTATAGACAGCTGTGATGTGCTGGGTGATGCGCTGGGAGATACGGGTAAGGCTACTCTTTCTATGATACAAGGGGTGACAATGGCAGGTATAGCTATGGCTTCCGCTATCGCCACGGCAGAGAAAGGCTCCGTTATCCTTGCAGCCATTTCAATCGCACTCCAGGCTATTCAGTGGATAGCGACTGTGTTTGACAAGGATGCTAAAATTGATGAGAGGATACAGAATATCCAAAAGGAAATAGACGCGCTGTCAACATCATTGGACAGGCTGGAACATGCTGCTGATCACACATATTGGATATTCAGCGATGAGGAGAGGGCGGCATACGAGGATAGGGTTGAGGCTATCAGAAACGAGATAGCGGCCTTGGAGGAACGTAAGCAAGCGGCATTTGATGAGTTCCTGATGACCCACAACGGACAGATGCTCCAGCAATACTGGGAACTTACAGAACAGATAGAGAAGATGAATGATGCGCTGGAAGAGACAATGATGAACGGTGACATCTTTGAACTGTATGAATCTCAGATGCAGGGTATGTCAGATCAGATAAAACTCATCGAGGAGCAGATAGCCTTGGAGAAACAGAAGAAAGACCCGGACAGTGATGCTATTGTGGAGTATGAGAATCAGATCAAGGACCTGGAGCAACAGCAGGAGGATATGAGACGGGAAATGCTGGAGACGCTGGCCGGGACAGATGTTGAGAGTGCGATTGATGACTTTGCCGATGCACTTGTGGATGCATATTGTCAGGGCGAGGATGCGGCAAAGGCACTTGGAGAAGTTACTAAGAACACCCTGAAAAATGCCGTCCTGGAAGCCCTCAAAAAGCAATTCCTTGCAAAGGCCATTAATGATGCTGTCCTTTACTTGGGAGAGGCAATGGAGGATTCTGTCCTTTCTGAGGAGGAGAGGAGGATATTTGAGCAGATGGTCCAGGACGGTGCGGACAAATTCAATGCGGCACTGGAGGGACTGGGAGACTGGATTAAGGATGAAACGGAAAGTACGGATCCGCTTACGGGTGCCGTTCAGTCCATGAGCGAGGAAACAGGCGGTGTTATAGCTGGAAGACTTGACGCTTTCATCATTAACCAGAGCGATCAGCTTGTCGTTATGAGGCAGGCTCTTCTATATCAGGCTGAAATAGCGGCAAACACCAGGCTGAGTGCTACCGAACTTACAGAAATCAAGGAAACTCTTAGGAGGATTGAAACAAGGGATAATTCATTATTGTCGCAAGGAATATCGTAATATTATGGAACTGATACAGCAACTTAAAAAGGACGGTGCCGGGATAGGTGCTTGCAGGGAGGGGCTTATGAAGCTCCGTCCTGATATGGATGTGCGTGGTCTTGTCAATCTTTACTTTGATGAACACCGATTCTGCATCAGAAATGATTTCCCATCCCTGACATTTCTGAGAAATAATTTCAAAGGAAAAAGCGAACCGTATGGCGTTTACATAGATTCTGTGGCAAGAAAGGTCAACTGCCGGGATATATCGCTTAACGGGACCTCAAAAGCGATGCTTTTATATAACGGTCACATCGTGGCAAATCTCTATGTCAGGAATGAGTCTATGGCTGTGGTGACAGTGCGCGGTCATGCATTTGTGATAATAGATGTCTTTGATGATGCGCACCTTATGGTTGCAGCCTATGGGCACAAGGCAACGGTCATTGTCCGCAAGTTCGGCAGTGCGCGTGTTGAGATTATGTCTGGGAATGACATGATAGTCGTAAATGAAACTAATAAAAATACATATTGATATGATGGACAGCAATCTTATTCTTTATTTGCCATTTGATGATCCTGACGGCTCAACGGCCTATGATCATTCTATGAGCCGGGCTGACGGAACTTTATCTGACGGTGCCTCTTTCTCAAAGAAAGCCAAGATAGGAAAGTCACTTTCTTCAAACGGCAGCGGAATATGCCGTACAGAAAAGGTGATACCGTTCAGCAGTAATTTCACATTGTGTACGTATGTCATGCCGACAGATTCAATGCTGGGCTGGCTTCTTAATCTGGACGGAGTGGACAATTATCTTGAACAGTGGATGGCTGTCACCCCAGGAGAGTGGTGCTTCCTGGCATTTGTCAGGAATGGATCCGTGTTTGAGGTTTACAAGAATACAACCAGAATGTTCAGGCAGTCATTTTCCGGCACCCCTAAAGGGCTGTCGATAAATGATACGTATCTGAGCGGATGTTATGCCCTTGTAGATGACGTAAAGCTGTACAATGTGGCGAAAACACCGCTTGAAATCATGACGATGCAGAAGAGTACAGATGTTGAGTATTATATTGACGGCAGGAATTTCAAGGAGTTCGGTGTATATGTGACAGCTTCATCAGGGATTATCGGCAGGCTGGAAAGAAAGGAGGGTCTGGAGGTGGACTGGGACAACTATCATGGCAAGGTGGTTGATAAGAAAAGGCCGCGATATAAGGAGCGTACAATCACTCTGGAATGTATGATAGAGGCTTCCAGCAGATCTGCTTTCGTTGAGTGGGTGAATCTTTTTATGGCCCAGTTTGACAAGGAGGACAATGTGCGTCTTAAGGTTGAGTATGACGGCCCGTCTAAACCGCTTGTCTACGAGGTGTATATGCAGGACGAGGCGGATGTTGAGAAGACATGGGGTACTTACAATAATGAACTGATGGTAGGCACTTTCCAACTGAGGTTGATAGAGTGCGAGCCTGTCAAGAGGGTACTCAGACACATCGGGGGGGCTGGCAGCAAGGCTACAATTACTGTTACGAGCAGCAAACTCCTGAATGTCTACTGGGGTGACGGCACACACACCTACAATGTCAAGGGTTCTGATACTGTCGTGGAGCATGTATATGAGAACGCAGGGGAGTACGAAATCATTATCAGCGGAGTGATAGAGGATATAGAGAAATTCTCAACTAATGCTATCGTGCTATGGGAGATATTGAAGTAATCAAGCGTACTGGCGGCAGGGTTCAGCTCTTCAGTAAGGAGCCGTTCAGGACGATTAAGTCAGCGGTTCAGAATACGGCACTGATGGGAGATGACAATATCCAGCTGTCCATAGTGTCTTCCGACATCTTGTCCTTTGAAAAAGGGGATAAGATTATTGTTGGAGGTGAAGAGTACACTGTCCGTACACGTCCGTCCCGTGAGATGCAGTCCGATTCGTACTACATCTACGATGTGACTTTTTACGGTGTGATGTACGAGCTGATGAAGACGCAGTACAGGAATACTGATGCGGACGGCAAGTCAACCTCAATGACTTTTGATCTCACTTATTCCATCAAGGATTTCGTAAAGGTCCTGATCTATAACTTGAACAGAGACTACCCTGGGTTATGGGCATTTGATGATGAGAACTGCCCGGACACAGAGCCGCGTACAATATCATTTTCCAAACAGAACTGCTTGCAGGTGCTTCAGTCCCTTTGCAGCGAGAGCAATTTCAACCTGGAGTTCAGAATCACACAGGCGGATGGTGTCAGGACCATCCATATAGGTAAGTTCGGGTCGCAGGTAGTACCGCCTGGCGGCAACGAGTATTTTGAGTGGGGTAAGGGTAATGGCCTATTTACTCTGAAAGAAGAGAAAGTTGACGATAAGGCTATTATTACACGCCTGTGGGTGGAGGGCGGCACTACCAACATAAGAAGCGATTACCGCAATTATTCTGAGCGTCTGCAATTGCCGTATCCAAAGAGGCTGAATAACCGCGAGCATATACTGTATGACGGTACTGTCATTCCGGCAAAAAGCGAGATGATAGGCATTGATGATGACAGTAAGAGATACATTGAGGATGCCGCTTTGAAGCAGGAGATAGGAAGCGAGGAGGATGGTGCTCAGTACGATGACATTTATCCAAAGAGAACTGGCGTTGTCACGGGTCTTGTGGATAATGACATATACTCATTCATTGATGATACCATGAATTTTGATTTGAATGAGAAAGATGACAACGGTACTAAGTATCTCATTGACGGTGTTTCGGCAAAAATAACTTTTGTAACAGGCCTTTTGTCCGGCCAGCAGTTTGAACTGAACTCTAAGGGGGGATACGATCATTCCTCAAAGAAATTCACCATATTGCCCTATACTGACAACAGAGGACTCTCTTTCCCGACAAAAGACAGTGAGGCGTTCAGAATAGCGGTGGGTGACACGTATAAGATTACCGACATCAATCTTCCAAAATCCTACGAGGATGACGCGGAGGAAGACTTATGGTATGCCGGATATGATGAGTTCAGGCCGCGCACCCAGGCAAGGGTAAAATATTCCCTTACTTTTGACCGTTCGTATTTCGTGAACAATATGCCGGAGGACAGCGAGACATCATTGTTCAAGGTCGGGGATTACGTGCCAGTCAAGGATGACCGTTTCGGTATTGAGAAGAGTATAAGGATTCAGAAAGTCACAAGGGATCTGATGGTGGATCATGACTACAAGCTGACATTATCGGATACAACTACAATCTCTATTCAGCAGCAAACGGTCATTGATGTCATAGAGCATAATAAGGTTATAGAGATAAACCGCCTTAAGGATTTGTCAAAGGCAAGACGTGGCTGGCGGACTACCGAGGACTTGCGCTCAATGGTATATGACACTGACGGATTTTTTGACACGGACAACATCCGCCCCAATTCCATTGATACAAACATGCTGACTGTCGGCTCAAAAAGTCAGCAGTTTGTCCTCAGTGGCGTGGTGATGCAGGCCAATGTCAACGGGTTGCCGAACAGGTTTGATGCATCGGCAGGAGTGCTGGCCCATCTCACTATTGAAGAGGACTCCGTAAGGATGTGGACCCTTGCGGAGACGAGCGTGGAGCTTCTTGACGCTGGCGGCTATTATGTGTTCGCCAAATGCAGTAAGACCGGGAACAGCGGAGTGTATCTGGTGACGCAGACGCAGTACAAGGTTGAGCCTGTTGATGATCCGAACAACTACTATTTCCAGATAGGTATCATTAGTTCTCTTTATCCTGATGATAATTTCCGTGACTTTGTAACCACTTACGGATTTACCCGTATCAATGGAAAGACCATTACGACAGGTGCGATTATTACGAGTGACGGTGAATGCTACCTGGACCTGGACGGCAACAAGTTCAGGATAGGTGATTCCAGCAGTTCGATAGACTGGAATGTTACTAAAAAGGGACAGCTCACATTACATAATGTGCGTCTCCTCAGTGATTCGGGAGACACTTCCTTTATCGGGGTGTACAGGGGAATGTACAATAATGACTATACTTATTACCCGGGCGATGAGGTTAGTTATGATAATGGGGCTGAGACTTGTACCTATCGTTATGTCTATCCTACTCCGGGGAAAGGTGTTGTTCCTACGAATACAACCTACTGGAGGGTTGTGGCAAAGGGACAGCAGGGAGAGAAAGGAGATGACGGTTTACCAGGTGAAGACGGATTGCCAGGAAAGAGTTACTACACTTGGATAAGATATGCCGATGATGTGAACGGAAACGGTATCTCTGACAACCCTACGGGAAAGGGCTTCATCGGCTTTGCGTACAATAAGGAAACAGCGACCGAAAGCAACGATCCAAAGGATTACAAGTGGTCTGACATTATGGGCAAAGAGGGTGTGCCCGGAGAGCCGGGGGAGGATGGCAAAACACTATACACCTGGATTGCGTATTCAGACAATGCCAACGGTGATCCGCTGTACCAGCAGCCGAAAGATTCAACGAAGTACATAGGTATCGCTACCAACAAGGAAACGGCCACGGAAAGTAACAACTCCAAAGATTATGTTTGGAGCAAATTCAAGGGTGATGATGGCTTGCCGGGCGTTCCGGGTGCAGATGGCAAGACAAGCTATTTTCATATCAAATACTCTTCCGTGCAGAATCCAACCAGTGCCCAAATGACGGAAACACCGTCTGACTACATAGGCACTTATGTGGACTATACACAAGAGGATAGCACCGACCCTAAAAAATACACGTGGGCAAGGTTTAAGGGATTCAACGGTACTGACGGACTGCCGGGTGTGAATGGTGCGGACGGAAAGACATCTTATCTGCATGTCAAGTACAGTGACAATGGAGGGCTGTCATTTACGGCAAATAACGGAGAGGATCCCGGAGCATATATGGGTGTATATGTGGATTTTGTTGAGAAAGACAGCGATGATCCGTCAGATTACACCTGGAGCAAGATTCAGGGAGAGAGCGGTGCGTCTGGCGGAGACGCGACAACGCAGGAGTATTATGAATACAGATATGCAAAGAACAGCTCTACAGTAACGCCACCTGATTTGGATGTAGATGCCGTTGACCCATCCGGGTGGTCAACCGTAATGCCTCCTGTCGGTCAGTTCGAATACCTGTGGTGTACAATGGCAAAGAAGTCAGGATTGTCGGAAAAAGTGGTTTTTGACATTCCTGTAAACAACGGAGAGACATCTGTCCTGGCTGATAAGTCCGGCAATGGATACGATGCGGCTCTTTCTCTTGGGGCCTCAGTTATAAAGGACGGCAGTAGGTATGCCGTGAATGCGAGCGGCAACGGAGAGTGCCGTATTCCTTACGATCTTCCTTTCGGCAGAAGCTTTACGCTAAGCTTTTGGATGAAAACAGAGCTGGAGAGCGTGAAGTGGATATTGAACGGATATAACGGCAGGGATTACGTGGAGAAAGAGCTGGTTGTGGCAAAGAACACCTGGTTCCACGTTGCGTTGAGATTCAACGACAGGACAGTTGCTATTTTCATTAACGGAGAACAGAATCAGATAGGAACAATCAACGAGGAGCCAGTAGGATTTGCCTTTTATGATGACAACATGTTTGGTTCTGCAGTCTATTATGATGATGTGAAGCTGTATAACGGAGCTCTCTCTGCAACGGACATCGGCAAGGCAATGAACGGTGAGGAGGACAAGCTTGTGCAGAATTGGTCAACTCCCTTTAGAATCAATCCCTATGACGGAAAGGACGGCAAAGATGGCACAAGTATCAGCAATGTGGACGTTGAGTATGCGAAAAGTACGTCAAATACAACGGCTCCGACATCGGGATGGCAGACAACCGCTCCGGCATGGGAACAGGGAAAGTATATCTGGTCAAGGACAAAGACTGTTCTGTCAAACGGTACTACAACTTATTCAAAAGCTGTCTGTGTAACAGGAGGCACGGGTAACGATGGAGTGGGTGTCTCTTCTATTGTAGAGCAGTACTATCAGTCAAGCAGTGCGACAGCTCTTGCTGATGGATCGTGGAGTACAACCAGGCCGACATGGAAAAACGACTGGTATATATGGACCAGATCTGTCATAACATACACGAACGGCACATCACATACAACATCCCCGATTTGTGTTTCAGGAGAAAAAGGAGATAAGGGTGATGATGGGGCTCCTGGAGATAAAGGAGATCCCGGAGAAAGTCCCGTTTCTGTTTACCGTGGAATCTACAAAAGCGGTTCTATATATTACGGCAATAAACATCGCCTGGATATTGTCAAGTTCCAGAATAACGGACAATATTATGTTGCCCGTATTGATGCCGGAACATTCTCTAACATTACTCCTACCAATACGAGCAAATGGAATCCATTTGGGGCTCAGTTTGAGAGTATTGCTACAAATCTGCTGCTGGCTGAGGGTGCCAATATCGGAGACTGGTTTATCCAGGGTGGAAAGATTGTTTCTACTTTATCAACTGGAAATAAGATAGAGCTGGATGCAAAAAATAAAGTGATAAAGATAATATCATCCTTATCAGGAGGGGATTATTCAGCTGAATCAGGATTAGGCGCAAATATCACGCTTGATGCCGAGGCAGGAGCTGTGGAAGCTCGTTCAAAAAGTGGCGGACAAGTAAGTTATATCTCTCCAACAGGCGTGTTCGCAAATAGGGCCGGTACAAGATGTGATGCTCCGTCAACTGGACGCGACAGGAGAGCCGCCATTGTGGGGCGTGGTTACGGAGATGTCGATGCAGGGACTACGCTTGACAACAAGTTGGTTGCAGGAGTTTTCGGATTTGCATCAAATACAGGAACGGCCCCGGCTTACGGAGGATACTTTGAGATGCTTAAGGCTCAGGGGCTTGTGCTCGGAATAAAATATGTATCTGCTGCAACCTATCTGTCAAAAACAGACACGCTTGTAATAGGCTTGTCAAGCAGCACGGTAAATTGTTATCTTCCCACAGACCCCGAGGAGGGTCAGACTGTCATATTCAAACAGCTTTGGACAGGTACATTAAGGGTCCGTCCACGGAGTGGGCAAGTTATATATGATGATGATTCTGAAAATAAATACTATGACGCAGTCGATGGTCAGTCTGTCATCGCGTATTTTACAAGACTTGTGGTCAATGGTGAAAGCAAGCAGCTTTGGGCTGTAGCGAGATTTAAATTTTAAGGTTATGGAAGAGTTTGAATACGGTTATATAGATAATAACGGTTACTTGCGTTCCAGATTTTTCGCTCCAATATCCGAAATGGTAAAAAATGAAGACGGGACGGCAAGCATGGTAGAAGTGTCTGTAGAAGAGCAGCTGGCTCGGCTTTCCGGGACATGGAAGCCAGTAGATCATTTGGACGAGGCAAGGATGGAATCAGAAGATCCAGATTTTGTGATTGTGCTGGTCCCCTATGACGCAGGGGACCATATTGCCTACAATTATCTGTCAAAGTTTGACAGAAAGGGTGTCATGAAGAGGATTCAGGTTCTGAAAGACAAGCTGTCTTCCACGGACTACAAGATCATGAAATGCTACGAGGCCACTATGCTAAAAGATGCCTTACCCTACGATGTGTCGGAGCTGCACATCCAGAGACAGGCATGGAGGGATGATATAAACGAGCTGGAGGGCAAGCTGGCAGCGCACACTGATTTATGATTTTGTTTAAAAGTGTGTCTGATGAACACACTTTTGGCTATATTTGCAGTACTTATGTTAACCTGGTGAATTATGAATGAAATGTACAGCTTGAGAATCCTGTCCAAAGGACAGGTTACGGATCTCTCAAAGGGATTCAGCCTCGGAGGAAAACCGTTCTCGGTATTTCTGAGACCAAAAAAGGTGACAATGGAATTGAACACACTGATTAAGTGCAAGCTTATCTGTGATGATGCGGCTGGCAATTTCCCTGTCCCTCTTGGAGACTGGACCCCAGGCGCGGTTACTGAGATCTCCCCCGGTGCCGTTGACCTTGAAGAATATGATCTTTTCTGGGGAGCAGGAGAAAAAATTTAAATTTTAAAATCATGTCAATATTACTTGCAAGCGGCAACACGAAGCCGCAATATCCATACGATCAGTGGTATGGTATTCAGGGAGACTTCTCCAGTAATGACTACAAGCTTACGAGAGTAGGAAACTTGGATCTTCACAGGGCGTGTCCTATCCAGACAAGACTGAGGAGGTTCGTTGAGAATCCCGATGGGTCGGTGAAGTACTATCTGCACCAAAATGACAGCAGAAAAAAGGAAAGCGGAGCGGATGCCGTGATAGACAGCACTGATGGCAATGTCATGCTGGAAATCCCTGAATATTTCATGAAGCTGGAAATTGAGGGCACAAAGTGGCTGATGGCTTTTTCAGAATATCCTCTGCCAGGCTTCCAAAGGATGATCCGTAAGACAATATCGCCCTGGTTCGCAACAATAGACATGGAAAATCAAAAAGCTGTGTCTGGCTGCTGGCTGCTTTGGGATGGCAATGAGATCAAGCGTGATTCAAACGGCATTGTTCAGCTGGCCGCGAATGCCGCAAATTTCAGGGGAGGAACAGGCTCCAGCGATGCTTCTAAAGACGGCACATACAACTCTCAGTTGGGTATGCCCAGGACATCCATTGCGAAATCTACCGTTCGCGGCTACTGTGTTGACGGAACGCATATAGGGGCTTTCAGCGCATACAATCAAATAGCATGGTTGCAGAGGCTGGAGTATGCTTCTCTGAATTGCCAGGCGGAATATGTCGCAACATTGACGGAAGACGGCTACCACCAGGGAGGACTTGGAACAGGGCAGGCAGTTGACAGTACGGAGTGGAATACATGGGGCGGATACAGGCCGTTTATTCCCTGTGGTGTGACTGCCACATTGGGCAACAATACGGGTCGGGTTGCCTATACTGTCAAAGGTTGGACTGGCGGAGACAAGGTTGTTTATGTCATATCCTACCGTGGTTTGGAAGTTCCGTTCCAATACCTGTGGCTGCTGACCGATGATGTGCTGATATGGCATAAGGCAGACAAGTCAATAGCTTATGTTTGCTCGGATCCGACAAAGTTCACCTCACATTCCAACAATGCGACAAATGTACCTGACGGGTATATGTCCATTTCTGAATTACCCCGTACAAGCGGTTATATTCTCCAGGAATCCCTTTCAAGTAAAGGATATTCTTTCCCGGAAAAAATCGGAGGCTCTTCTGTCGCTGGTTATTGTGATTACTTCTATACATCAGTGACGGCAGACACAGCGGAGGATTTAGGCTGGTTTATGGCCCTCCTGGGTGGTAGTTCGGCCTATGGGACGTCTGCCGGGTTCGGTTATCTGTACTCGCATTATCGGTCCTCGCATACGGGTGCGGCTTCTGGGTTCCGCTTGTGCCGTTTTTAACGGACTGCAAAATCGGGACACGGGGGCATTTTAAAAAAAGTGAAATTGTCAATAAAATAAATGGTTATGGTGGTAGAGGGGCCCTCCTGGGTGGTAGTTCGAACAATGGGACGAATGCCGGGTTCGGTTATCTGAACTCGAATAATCGGTCCTCGAATACGAGTGCGAATTATGGGTTCCGCTTATACCGTGGTTTTAATAAAATGATATACTATTTCACCATGACCTTACCTCACAGGAGCTGTCGGCAATGCGGACAGCTGGTAAAATAATATGAGTTAAAATGGTGTTAGTAAGAAATTGAACGCTCCAGTTTAGACCAACGGCACATGTAAAAATGGGATTAATAAAAACAGAAGAGTACGGCTATTGTTACGGCAGCGAGACAATACTGCCAGGGTACAGGGATATGGAGGATACAGGCTTCTATATCGCTGATACTGGCGTTTTGTATGTGAGCCAGAGCAAGAAGCTTAAAAACATATATCCCCTTGTTTACGATTGTGACAACCTTGTAAAGGCTCAGTACAACGCTCAGAAAGGCAAAGGTGACAGGGCTGAGATAAATGATTTCAATGACAACATCAATGAACGTCTTGCGGATCTTTATGTCAGTCTTCATGACATGACTTATGTTCCTGGGAAATATAAAATCAAGGACATAATAGATAAAAAGAAGCGCACAATTATGATTGCGCCTTTTTACCCGGACCGAATAGTTCATCATAGCGTCATAAATGTCCTGGGACCGCGATGGATACATGTGTTTGTCTCACACACCTACGCCTGTATAAAAGGGCGTGGAATACACAAGTGCATGGAGGACATTCACCATGCGTTGATTACTGACAGAAAAGGCACTGAGTTCTGCTTCAAGATGGACATTACGAAGTACTTTGACAATGTTGACCATGCTGCGCTAAAAGTGATCATAAGAAGAGTAATCGCTGATCAGCAGATGCTATGGCTGTTGGATGCAATAATTGACAGTAACGGCAAGGACAAGGGCCTGCCGATAGGCAATTTCACAAGTCAGTACCTGGCGAATCTGTATCTTGCATATTTCGATCACTGGGTGCTTGAAGAGCTCAATAGGACGGTTCGCGATAAATTCGGTGTCAGGATATATTATTATAGGTATATGGATGATATTGTAGTGCTTTGCGCCAGCAAGGAGGCTCTGCATTACGTATTGGACATGATGGGCCTGTATCTGGCATCTGAATTAAAGTTGGAAATCAAGTCCAATTGGCAGATATTCCCTGTTGATGACAGAGGCATTGACTATGTGGGATTTAGGCAGAATCATTATGGAATATTGTTGAGAAAGAGCATATTGACGCGCTTCTATTCTAAATTCAGAAAGATAAGTAAGAAATATCATGTAAAGGATATTGATGACATCAAGCATCTCTTCCCGTCTGAATATGGCTGGATACTCAGATGTAGTGAGGAGCATAGTAATTTCATATTTAACAACTGTTTACAACATGGAAAAGAATGTATTGAGTACAGGGCTGCTGGCTGATGAGAGGCCGGAAGTCATCTATGACCTTAAAAATGGTCAGGGTTCGTTTATGTATAATCACAATATCAAGGAGGTATCTGTGATTAAGGATAAGATGGGCGGTATTACAGTCACAACAGATGGTGACGATAGGGCTAACGCAAAGATGTTCCAGTATGACTGTGTTAGGGTGGAGTATCCACGCACTGCCGATAACATCTTCAATTCGCTTCTGACTGCAAAGTATCCGGCTAATACAGAGAGCAAGCTGGTTAATGAATACCAGTCCGCTGTCCTTGGATTGCTTGGAGAGGAATACAAGAAGCCGTATGAGGATTTCTTAAAGGACCGCATTGCCATAAGGACAATGGTGGACGCTGATGCTGAAACATATAATATCCCGGAAGATCTATGAGCCAGGTAGTGGATTTTGAGGATGATTATTCCGAAGTTGCCGGGGATGCTGATCTTTTTGATTGCGAATACTCCAGTGTGGATGCCCTTATCAACGAGGTAATCGTGTACACTGGAGTTAGGCCGGAGGTTCAGACAGAGAACGGTGTCAGGACCCTTATTGCTTTCGGAGAGGGAGCTGGGAAGTCAGCATTCTTTACAGACAGCAAGAGGTTAAAGGATGTCGTATGTAACCCGGATAGGAAGTTTCCTTTCCGGGCAGTCATCAAGGTTGTCAGATTCGGCAGTAATACAGGCTTTAAGTTCTTTTCCCCGAACTCTCCTATCACTCAGGAGGATAAGGAGAATTTTGATTTTTATAAGCGAAACAAGTACAGAAGAAAAAGATAATGAATGAGTTGGAAAAAATATTACTTGCTATTGCCTCCGTAGTGACAGCATTGGGAGGTCTGGAATTTCTAAAATACTTTCTTAACAGAAAGAATGTGAAACGTGTGTCTGCTGCTGATGCTTTCCACGCTGAGTATAAATCCATAATAGAGGATTATCATAGGGTGAGGGATGAGGTGGCGACAGCGAAAAGGGAGATAGAAGATCTTAATAAGAAAGTGGATGAACTCTATAGACAAGTACATACACTGGAAAATGAAAGGCTGGATCTTATCAAGCGCAATGCCGAGCTGGAACTTGAACTTAAGGAGGCACGACATAATGAATGTGTCAGACCAGATGACGAGTGTTTCAAAGGCAGATTGCCTAAGCGTACTTATTGTAGGCTCAAAAAACTTGCTGCTGGTGATTATGATGCGTTCTATGGGGATGGTAGTGAAACAGAAAATAAAGAAGAGAATGAGGATAGTTGAATATCTGAAAAGTCTGGTAAGGGCGAACACTCTTGATAGCAGCAAGTCATTTGCGCTGGTGCTGTCGATACTTGTAGGAGCTTTTATCGGGCTGTGTGTCGGATTCTGTCTTATATGGGATGTCTGTGTGAATGGATATTTGAAGACAGACCTGGATGCGTTGGGGCTCTTCATGCTTTGCATAGGAGGCTTCATGGCAGGAGGCGGAATTAATAAGGCTGTTAGTGAAAGGCATAAAACAAAATTTAACAAAAAAGAGGAGGTAAAAGAATGAAAAAAATTTTGGAATGGTTAGGACAGGATGGGCTGCTTCACATAGTGGTTTGCTCTATCCTGGTAGGTGCTCTCAATATAGTCATGCCGCTGTGGCTGGCTGTTGTGATTACTGCTGTTGTGGGTGTTGCAAAGGAATTTGTTTATGACAAGTGGCTCAAAAAAGGAACTTTTGAGATAAAGGACCTTGTGTGCGACTTGATAGGAATACTGATAGGATGTCTCTAAAAGGAGGTGATTATGTTGATGCATGTTATACTTGACAATGGGCACGGTATTGAGACGAAAGGAAAGAGGTCTCCAGTGTTGCCGGACGGTTCACAGCTGCTGGAATGGAAATATACAAGGGAGATAGCAAGGCAAGTCATGAAGCCGTTGCGCAGTGCAGGAGTTGATTGCTTTCTTTTGGTGCCCGGAGAGCTTGACGTTTCCTTGAAGAAGAGGGCGCAGATGGTAAATGAGCTTGCTACAAAATTCGGAAGTGAGCGCACAATACTGGTCTCTATTCACTGCAACGCAGCTGGAGATGGCTCAAAGTGGATGACGGCCCGAGGGTGGGAAGCCTGGACATCTATAGGGGAAACAAAAGCTGATAAGCTTGCAGATTGCTTTTGTGATGAGGCTATGAGAATGGGTTTTAAAGTAAGAAAGGACATGAGTGACGGAGATCCTGACAAGGAGGACGGACTGTATATCCTTAAGCATACTCTTTGTCCGGCAGTGCTTACCGAGAACTTCTTCATGGACAACATGGAGGATTGTAAGTTTATGCTTTCTGAAAAAGGCAGGGAGGCCATTGCGGCACTTCATGTGAGGTCAATAACGAAATACATTGAGGATTATGCGTAAGTATGTTGTCATAGTTTTTGCCGTCCTCTTTGGAGTTATAGCATTTCTGATGTATTCCGTCCGCTCGCTTCATCAGGAGCGTGAAAGGTTGGAAAACAACCAGACAGCATTGCTGGAGGATGTGGAGTATTACAAGACTGAATCAGGGAACTATGCCGCTTCCGTACAAGCTCTTGAACTTACTAAAAAGGAGCTTTCGCAGCATTGTCAGGAGCTGACTGAGACGATAGAAGACCTCAATCTTAAGATTAAGAGAATAGAGGCAGTATCGGCAACGGCTACGGAAACAAACATTCCGATAGAGACAGAGGTTACAGATTCCATAGTTTACCGGGTGAATACTGATAGACTTGTGCCCGTACCAGTGATAAGGGATACCCTGATGGCGATTCGTTATAAAGATCCTTGGGTGGAGCTCAACGGCATTGTTAATCGCGGTGTGTTTAAAGGCAACATACATACGGTGGACACATTGTATCAGGTTGTCCATAGGGTCCCGTATCAGTGGTGGTTTTTCAAATGGGGGACAAAGGCCATAAGACAGGAGATAAAGAGTTCAAATCCATATACTACTATTGTTTACGCTGAATATATTGAATTGGCCAGGCGTTGCAAGAAAAAAAGCAGGCTGTGA